GCGAGTCGCCGAACCTTATTATTGCAACAGGCAATACGCCGATGTGGGCCCTTACAGGACGCTTTGGTATTACAAAATGGCGCGGCAGCCAATTGTACACCGACGGCCAATGCGGACCAGCCGGAATCCAAGTAATCCCCATCCTCCACCCAGCGAGTATCCTACGTGAATGGAAAACCCGACAAGCCACCGTACAGGACCTTCGCCGTGCCAAACGGTTCGCACAATCGCGATGGCAAGTGCCCGAGTACCACTTCGACATCCGACCAAGTTACGATCGAGCTGTCGCTGTCCTCCAATGGCTCCGCTATCGACTCGACTGCGGGGAACGACTCCGACTCAGCTTCGACATTGAAACTGCATCCGGACATATCACTTGCTGTGGAGTTGCTTGGTCTTACCGCGATGCCATCTGCACCCCCTTCACCGAGCGGGGGGCTGCGTGCTGGACCGAGACGCAGGAACTCGAAATTGTGTGCTTGTGGCGGGAGTTACTCACTCACCCAAACGCACAGGTCGTCGGCCAAAACATTCTGTATGACGCCCAGTATACCTGGAAGCATTGGGGCTTTGCCCCAAGGGTTGCCCAAGATACGATGATCTCCCAACACTCCATCTTCAGTGACCTGCCCAAGTCCTTAGCGTTCATCGCCAGCCTGTACTGCGACCACTACGTCTTTTGGAAGGACGAGGGTAAGCAGCACAACCCTGGCGACGCTGGCGAGCAGCTCTGGTGGTACAACTGCCTCGACTGCGCCTACACCTTAGAATGCGCCGACGTCCTCGTCCAGACCGCCGACCGAATGGGCCTCATGGAGGTCCACCGTTTCCAGCAATCGATGTTCTGGCCCGTTCTTCGAGCTATGCAACTCGGCCACCGAGTCGATACCAAGACCCGTGACGAGATGATCTTCGACGTGCAGGAGGAAATCGCCAAGCGCGAAGCCTACCTCTTCACCATCCTCGGCCACCCACTTAACCCCGACTCGCCGAAGCAGATGCACTCTCTATTCTACGACGACCTCAAGCTCCCCGTCCAAATGAGCCGAGCCGGGAAGGGCAAGAAGGCCCATCCAACCTTGGACGACGATGCGATGATGAAGCTCGCTCTGAAGGAACCGCTCATCCGCCCGCTGGTAAGCGCCATCGGCGACATCCGCACCCTCGGCAAATTCATCAGCAATTTCCTCACCCGCCGCCTCGACTCTGACGGCCGGTGGCGCTGCAGCATAAACATCGGAGGTTCCGCCAGTGGTAAATCTGCTCCTAAAACTTATCGACTGTCGACAAGCGAAAGCGCCTTCGACACCGGCGCAAATATGCAGAACATTCCCTCGGAAAAGAGTAAATCTATTGGCAAAGCAGCTGCTCGGGCGGCTTTGGCTAACGTCGGGGATCCTTATTCTCTGCCTAATATTAGGTCTATCTTTATTCCTGACCCTGGGCAGATTTACATCGAGCTTGATCTCCAGCGCGCGGACCTGTTCGTGGTCGCCTACGAGGCGAATGATACAATCCTTAAACGAGTAATGCACAGTGGCGCAGATATTCACCTGGCTAACGCCTTCAGCCTGGAAGGCAAGATCGTTCCGCCGATTGAGGAACTGGTTGAAGGCCATCCAGCGTACCTCGACCACCGGAAACCGATGAAACTGATTCGCGAATTCGCAAAGGTATGGTGTCATGGAACAAATTACGGAGGTCAACCTCGCACTATGTCTGCGAACACTGGTCGCAGTATTGCGGAATGCGAGCGAAACCAGCGGATCTGGTTCGGAGCACATCCAGGAATTCTTGAATGGCACGAGAGAGTTAAAACTCAAGTTGCTGCCCGGCGGTTTATTGCAAATAAGCTTGGATACCGTTGGTATATCTTCGACCGTATCGACTCGATTATCCCCGAAGCGATCGCCTGGGTCCCGCAGTCAACCGTCTCGGTCGTGATTAATCGGATCTGGATGAACATCTTTGAACGGGCTCCTTGGATCCAGGTCCTAATCCAAGTCCACGACTCGCTCTGCATGCAGGTCCCTAGGGAACGACTCCTCGAAGCGCTGCCCATCATCCGGTCGGCGGCCGAGATAACCGTCCCGTATCCAGATCCTCTGGTTATACCACATTCGCTAACTCTAAGCTCACATTCTTGGGGGTGCTCCTGTGACCGATGTAAGGACCTCACCGCGCAGCACGCCTTGACGTGAGGCATTTCGACGACTGGATTCTGGCGTACTGCAACTACGCCGGGTTCTCGGAAGCCCCGAGATATATGCACTTCTTTACAGCCGTCAGTACCATTGCGAGTACACTAACAAGAAAGGTCTGGATTAATCAGGTCCATTTCAAGTGGTACCCAAATTTTTTCATTGTCCTGGTGGCTGAACCGGGAATCGTGTCCAAATCAACTACGATGGACATAGGAATGAAATTACTGAGGCAAGTGCCTGACATACATTTTGGCCCGTCTGTGGTTACATGGCAGGCACTAGTGAAACGATTTACCGAGGCGAAGTCGGCGTTCGAGTTCCCCCCAGGGGAGACGAAGTTCGTTATACAGTCGGCCCTTACATTAGCCGCAAGCGAGTTCGGCAATCTGGTCAACCCGACCGAACGGGAGACAATCGACCTGTATGTAGATTTGTGGGACTGCCGTACTGGTGTGCTGGAGAAGCTGACCAAGACCTCGGGTCACGACAAGGTAGAGAACCCTTACATCAACATGATTGCATGTACGACCCCTGCGTGGATTGCGGGTACTTTTCCCGACTACGTTATTGGTGGAGGCTTCGTAAGCCGGTGCCTGTTCGTCTACGCTGAGGCGAAGGAGAAGCTAGTCGCCTATCCCTCTCGCCACGCCCCGGCGGATTTCGAAGATACCGGCCGTCGGCTCATCGAGGACCTCATCGAGATGTCCAAGCTAATCGGCCAGTACGAGCTAACCGAGGAAGCCTACCAATGGGGTGAGGAGTGGTATCATATCCTCTGGAAGGGCAAGCCGGCCGAGATGGCCGACGAACGATTTAAGACTTATCTGTCCCGGAAGCAAACTCACATCCACAAACTCGCGATCGTATTGGCAGCCAGCCAAAGCGACCACCTCCTCATCACCGACCAGCACCTATTCGTTGCGAATAAGATGATCACCGACTTGGAACTGGAAATGCCCAAGGTCTTCGCCAAGATCGGCCGTACCGAGCAATCGGTCCAGGCAGAACGCTTCATCAAGTTCGTTGAAAAGCGAGGGCTAGTCAGCTTCGGCGAAGCCTACCAGTACGTTCACTCCGCCTTCCCCGGATTCCGCGACTTCGAGAACATCGTGGCGGGAGCCTGTAAGGCTGGCTACATCCACTTCGACGGGGCGATGCTGAAGAGCCTGAAGAAGTAAACGATACCATGTTACGTCTATTAACCCAATATCATTAACCCGGAGCCACTTATGAACACCCTACTCGTTAAGCTAACCGAAGCCTCAACTCGGTCGGCGTTCTTCCTCGATGCAGCGAACATCCGAATGACCACCCGATCGGCGGAGAACCCGTTGGTCACGATGATAATCACCTATACCATGACGCAAAAAGGACCCCAGGCCTACGAGGTCCTGGAGTCCCCAGAGGAAGCGGCTCGGTTGGTAAACGCCGGCCGACTCGGCAAGGACCTGCTAGTTAGCTAAAGCCTACCGCCTAGCAGCAACAGAATCAGCACAACAACGATCACTACCCCGATCCCCGACGGGTACCAGCCGTACGAGTGGTGCCAGGGACCAATCCCTGGCGCCCCAATCAGGGCGAAGATCACCAGTACCAAGATAATCAAAAAGAGTGGATTCACAATAGTCCCCTTATTTCAGCTTAACCTTAAGCCTGTGATCGACCATCCAGCCGGCCCAGGCCTTTAGCTTAACCGGCGTGAAGAAATCCGAGTGCCCCAGTACCACAGGCATGCCTGGAGTCTTGTCGCAGAAGTAGTTAGGAATCAACGGGTCCTTTCCTGTATACCCAAGGTGGCCCAGTTCACCCCAGACCGAGTCAACCAGGCCAAGCCTAGCCCCGAGCATCGCCGCTTCGGTAAGCGTATCGCCTTGGTTCGAGTAAACATCAATCCACTTACAAGTCCCCGGTCGGATGATATTCGTCTCCAGGGCCCCGTTGATGAAGATTGCCCCTTCGGCCGGAGCGCCAAGTAACATGAGGTGGTAAGCAATCGCGCAGCCATTCGAGTGGCCGATCAAAATATCTCCTGGTTTAATATAAGGCAACAGCGTCCCGACGAGCATCGAGTTAACCACCCTCGTTTCAAGCGCCAGTTCGTACCCATACTCTGGGTACGCTACCTCGAACCCCGCCTCCAATAGATAGCCGATCAGCCCTTTTACCTGACTAGTCGGCTCTGTGTGGATCCCGTGGATCAGATGGATCACGGTGCTGCCGGCGGCACGGTCGAACCAGGTGCCTTGCTTGCAATATACGCCTGTACCTTCGTAATAACCAGCTGCGCCAGTTGCTGTTCAACCTCAATCTCCAGGGCAATTCCTGCCCCCGGTGCTGCTGCCTGAAACTGGAGTAGGTCGGCGGCCTGCTGCAGGGTATTACCCGCATGAGCCTTCCAGTCAGTGAAGAGGGTGATAATCGGCGACCCAGCTACACTAGCCACATCCGACTCGAGTGTGGCCAGAATTAATTGGCCGACTGATTGTGTTGTCATTTGGAAGTTTCCTTTGGTTGCGTTGGGGATAAAGGGCTCTTGTCCAGGACCGCCTGGGCCTGGTCTACATGCGTCTGCGCAACAGGAATGCCATAGTTCTTACCCTGGTTGCGCACTTGGGCGATTATGACTCCGAGAATCCCGCCCGCCGTCCCGAGCCATTTCAAGGCTGGGTAGTCGGCGATCAGTTGGATAACAATATCCTGCCCCGCAAGCAGGATCGTCAGCGGGTTGAAGTAAATCCACCGACAGATCATCCAGAACACATAACGTAAGCCGAATCCCTTCGGCATAACGGGGTCAGGACTGTTCATACTAATTCTCCTGGAACATCCGCGAGGATTTGCGCCACGTAGTCCTTCGTCTCGGTCGGTAGGCCAGCAATCTTATGCCTCAGGTACTTATCCTCATTCCCCGGACCGAAGTTATACGCCGCCAGGGCCTCCGACCAAGTTCCGAATCGTTCATAGAGGTGCGCGATGTACAGCCCGGCGTCCTTGATCTGTAACGTCACCGCCGCGTCGTCAAAGGGAATCGTATGGACCGAGGGGAAGTCCTGGGGCATAAGTTGCATAATCCCCAGCGCACCCGCTGGACTCTGCCTAACCCCTTCGATAACATCCCGACGGAACGACGATTCCTCGAAGGCCATCCTGCAGAGCAAGTCGGTCGGAAGGCTGAGATCCTTCTCCACCCCTCGGATAACCGGAATCCACTTCGGCCCGTCGTTAGCTTGTCTCCAGTCAATCATCGTAACCTCTGCCTGTTAATTCGTCGTAAGTTGTTTCGAGCCATGAGTTGCTCGAGTTCTCCGTCGAACACTAAGATGTCCTCATTTACTTTCGCAGCATCGCCGGTCAGCCTATTAATCGCCTTATCGTGAATATCGACCTTAACCTCCAACCTCACCAGACTAATCTTAATGCCCATCCATGAGCCTATAAACCCCCCTACCAGTCCAACTGTGGGGGATACTATATAAGGTACCCAATCGGGAACCACCTACAGCCCCATACAGGTCAGTATAAAGTGGTTATCCTGAAAAGCGATCGAAACGTTGAACATAAAGAGTGAGATAATAAACGGAGGTGACGAGCCAACCTCCAGCGATTCGACGCTATTACCATTCGCCCCGCCTCCGGCACCCGAGCCTGGCGAGACAGTACAAGCTGGCGGCTGGGTGAACTGTCCTGTCAGCGGGACGATCTGATACTGCCCCGTACCCAACCTCGTGCAAGTGAAGTTCCCCGGTTGGAACCCAGAGATCGCAATCTGCGTATCCTGTATACAACCCCCGACTCCATCCCAGCCGCCAAAGGCGACCTTCGGCCAGGGGACGCTCGTCGCCCGAGGGAAAGTAACTGCACCGGCTTGGTTAATACACTCAACAGAGCCCAGAGCGGCAGTAAAGACTGAATAAGTCCCTGGTGCGGCGCCGTTACAGTACCCCGAGATTGTATCCCACTCGACGTTCCCTGCCTGTCCATCGACCAGCCCGTAGGAGCTCGCCGTGGCAGTCGGCGATTGATTCTTCACAATTCCTGTACCAATAGTCACTCCACCCGATGAGCCAACTATCCCTACTGGGCCTAACAGCATATTTCCGGTTAGCACCGATAGGCTTGGAGCAATCAGCTGCTGCGAAAACGCCACGTTGCCTGTAAACGTAAGGTTCTGCGCGACCAGCCAGGCGGCGATCTGCGACAAGGTCATTTTCTTCGTCGCACCCGACTGTACCACCGGGAACGGCTCAAGGCCAGTAGTCGAGGTACTAGCCGCTGGCAGCGCTGAAATTGGCGTCTGCGCTTGGGCCAGTCCACAAGCCAGCAACAATACCCCTAGGGCTAAAATGCGCTTCATAGTTGTCTCCTTAAGTACTAACACTTGCAGTCGCCGTCGATACGCCACCAAGGCTATCGACGATGGTTACTTCCAGTACACCGTTGACTGGGCTAGCCAAGGCGAACAGTTGGGTACCGACTGAATTGGGGGAGAGAATCTGAATCCCTGCCCCGCCGGAAGCCCAGGTCCAGTTAATCGACGTCACAAACACACCTTGACTCGGATCCCCCGCGTCAACCGAAGCGACCCAAGGGGGTAAGACCGCAGCCGCAAACCCCTGGAACGATCCCGCTTCAGTTACCAGGTCACTCCCTCCTTCAGTAGTTAGGAACGATCCGACTTCAGTCGTGATTGGGGTTTCGCCCATCTCGGCGAGCTGAATTACATTCGGCCTGATGACGAGGGGGAAGCCTAGATTGAGCTGCCGGAAGTTAACAATCGGGGGCTGTACCCTCGGTACCGACATATGCTCAGGGATTCCCCGGACGAACTCTTGAGGGTGTCGGCGGTCGGCGTGCTCAGGACAGCACCACATCTTTCGGGCGAACTCGTCGTCAGTTATGAGTTCGTTCGATTTCCTTTTCCTGCCACAGTATGCACACATGACGTTCCAGGCGCCAAGTTCAAGGAAATCGCGGCCTCCTTTTGTAAAGCCGTTACCCATCAGAGTAGCTCATGCTACGGGCGTAGCCTAAAGACTGCAGTAATGGCAATTCCCCCGCTAACTTCCTGCCCACGTCGGTGCGCATCATTCGGTTAGAAGGCCACCGAACCCCCCACGCAACGCCATATGCGGCCATAGCGGCCGATTCTACCGTAGGACCGCTTCCTGTGACCACCGCCACGTACGTCCCCGCCGTTGTGAGACATCGCCTGTGACGGAGGTTTCCATCGTCGTCGATGACTGGTTCCATGCCCATCCGCACCATCTGCCAGTGGATGTGATTCGCCGACTCCTCGTCGAAGTGTATCGGGAACCCAGACCACTTCTCGTGCGGGTCGTTTGAGATTGGGTAGTCGCCGTGGGTCATTACAACGCCGACTGCGATATCAGGTCGGGGGTTAAACTCATCCCGGCCGGCAAGCATCGCTGCCATCCACTCGACAGGGTCGTGGTCGATTACCTCTTGGCGGATGTTGAAGTCAGGCCAGCCTAACCTCGAGGTGAACTCCAACGGCCACGGCGTTCCGTCCGAGTCCACAATGCAGTTCACCGAACAATCTCCCACATACCCAATCTGGTACAGGTAGTCCGTCAAGGGCTTCAGCACCCGGTCGAACAGCAGAGATTCCTGCACGTGCCGCAGGACGGTTCCCTGCTCGCCGGTGTTCTGCCCCAGGTCGTCGTTGAGGAAGCGTTTGTGTTCCCAAGATTCCTCCACCATTCGCAACCAGCCCGACTGCGGGCTAAACCAGCCGGCAATCCCGACCTCCACCCCGTCGGCTTTCTTCTGCAGCATGAGCTTGCTGTTCAGCCCGGCGTCCCTCCACCGTTCGAGTTGGAAAATCGCTTCTTCCGGCGAATTGGCGACACAGGTAAGGGACTTATCGCCTTCCCCTCCCCAGGGCTTGATGACAACTGGCTCCCTCGAGGCGACGACATACTCAATTGCATCATTGAGATTCTCGACAGTAACATACGGCAGAATCTGAACTCCTTGAGACTGGAGCACTTGCTGTCCGAGAGCCCGGTCAAGTTCAAGCTGCGCGCTCGCCGCATTGGCGCCAAAGATAGGGTAACCAGATTCAAAGTACGGTTCGAGTTTGTTGGCATAGCGAGAATTCCCGTTGACGATTACCAAATCGCTCCCGTCCATTAAGGGTTCCCAGTCTCGCGGGCGATCAACCAGCCCCTCGCCGAAGGTTAGTTCTTGGCGGCTGGGCGGTAGCCAGTACCTGACATCATGCCCCCACTCCTTCGCTCGCAGGGCGATTCCCAGCCCCGTTGCCTCGCCCTCGACTTCGATGATCAGTATTCTCACGGCTGGTCCGCCGGCTGGGGGTCGTCTTCCTGCGCAGCTTCGCTCCCACGAATCGCCGACCCACGAGCGACTCGTTTCACGAGCGCCTTAGTCTTCGGCATTCCGCGAACGATCTTACCCTGAACGACTTTCGTCCCAAGGGCAGCCCTTACCGCTGGCCGAGCTATCGCCATTCCAGTTGCAATAGGATGACTAGCTGCCAGGCCTGTCCCACCGATCAGGAAGTCCATCGCCGAGAACAAGCCCTCAGAGCCTTTCTTCTCCAGGTACTGAGCGTTCCTTGGAAAGTGCTTCGCCGTGTCGGCGATTACCTTCATCCCACCAGTCATCTTAATCCCGGCCTCTTGTGCCGCTGCGACGACCTGTGCCATGACGTGTCCGCCTGGGCCGAGAGAGTCGTCAACTGTAGCGATCTTAGCGAGTTGTTCTCGGGCCTGTACATAGTCCTTATACACATCGGGCGGCACAACCCCTTGTTTCGCAAGCACTCCAGCTCGACGGTCCAGTCGTGCGTCAAGGGCATCGGCTAGCTGTCGTTGTACCATCCCTAAAGCGTTATTTTCTGGGTGCCGAATCTTTAGATTCAGCTTAGAGTCATGTCTTAACGCTCTAATCTCGTCAATGGTTTCCTGCGCAGTAACAGTACCACTATTCAAGTAATGTGACTTTTCATCTTCAATTGACTTGTATCTGTACTTCCCGCCATACCCAGATGAACGCTGTGCGAACCTGCCACCAGTGGCTTTGACGGCTGCGTCGTATAGGGGGTCAGGTGGTAAATTGCCAATCGCTGCCAGACGATCATAGCCAGTGTTCGCGCCCTTACGCAGCAAGTCCAGATTATGATCGTTCAGCTCATCATCTGGGTGCAGGCCGATTGAGGTCTTCGCCAGTCGGTCGTAAACGGGCTGATTCAGATCCGACAGGTACTTGTCAGTTTTTGCCCCGCCGACAGCACCTTGAACAGCCTTCGACACACGCCCGCCGACGTAGCTCGGCGAGAGCATGATCCCGGCGTTGTGGGCTTGTTCCGCAGCCTGAGACGTCACAAGTGTTAATCCCTGGTGCGGCGTATGTCCGACGAACTTCTGTGAGAGTTTCTTCCCCACAGCCTTAACCGCGTCCTCAACCAGCCGACCACCTACTTTCCCAGCCGCCTCACCGCCCGAGGCAACAATCGCAGCAGCTTCTTCCGAGAACTTACCCAGTCCCGAGGTCGGCGCTCGGGTGTACTGGTCCAGCTTATTCAGCCAAAAGGTCGACGGTTGCTCAACGTCAGGTTCCTTCGGCAGTATGCCCGCCTTCGTTCCTGCGCTGCCGATCACGTTCGCGAGGGAAGTCGCCATGTCAGGAATGAAGGTTGCGGCGTAGATTCCTGCCTTCGCCACTGGTCGGACGATCGCCGAGCCCCAGTCCTTCGCCACGTCAGTCGCAGACTCCTTAGCCGCAGGTTTCTGCCCAGGATCTGGCACAAAGCTCCCGGCCGAGTTAGGATCCGCCTGGGGCGTAGCTGGTTGCGAAGTATCTGGAACAAATGGCATGTTAGTTCTTCCAGGTTCCTGATACACCATTAATGGTTATCTTATCACCGTCCTGTAGCTTGCCCGCCTTGGCAGCGGCCTGTGCCATTGCTTGACTGGTGAATACCTTCGGTGCTCCAGCGTTCAGCGCTTCCTGGATCGTCTTCCCCGCTTTCAGCGCATCCATCACAGTCTTGTTTCCCTTCTGCACCGCGTCGATCACTTTGCGTGAAGCGCCGACGGCCGCCTGCAACTCAGGATAGCTCATAGTGTCGGGTAGCGAAGCAGTCGCCTGTTCTCGAGCATGGTCGGTGGTCTGTCCCGACCGCGAAAGAACCGTCGCGAGATCAGCTCGAGTATCCTCAAGCGTCGTAGCATAGGCCTGAATCGTCGGATTGGCGTAGACGTGCTTCTGCAGAGCCGTTCGTACCTGCGAAGCCGTCTTCGAATCACCGAAGTTAACTTGCTTAGCCGCCGCGTCAAGCTGCTCAAACAGACCACCCGACTCGGTCAGAGCTGCCTGCGCCGACTCAATGTTACCCTCTCTACGAGCCACTACTCCAGCCTCGGTCAGGTCGCCCTTCATGCCAATATACCCAGACTTCATATCCGCGACAATTTCCTCTGGCGTTCGATCAGGATTATTCTTAATCGCGTCAGCGAAGAACTGATTCCTCGCCGCCAGCGACCGAGTGCCCAAGGGCAGAGGAATCTGATCCTTCGCAACGAGGAACCGCAATTGGCTTAACTTATCCCCCGTCGAATCACCCTCAGCATCCTCGTCAAACGCACCAGTCTTCTGCAGGTACTTCTCCCGAGTCTTATCCAGGTTAATCTGTTCCTCCTTCACCCGCTGGTCAACCTCCTGCGTCTTGGTCTCAGCGTTAGCCTTCAGCGCGTTCGCCTCGTCCAGCTTCGCCTGGGCCTTCGTCTTCAGATGTTCCAGGAACTCTGGCATGACCTTGACTTTGTTAGGATCGTAGGCGCTAGTTAGAAGGCTCTTAATCGTTGGATTCTTCATCATCTCAGGCGGGAGTTCTCCTTGCACAACTATCTGCGCCGCATGCCATTCCTCAGGAGTCGTCACTCCAGCGAAGGTCTTGTTCGCCAAGTCGATGTAGCTCAGTGCATCATTCGCCTGCTTCGACATGATATCCGACTGAGTCTTAGCCGTATCGTTAGCCATCTTCGAAATCTGCGCTGCCTGTTCAGGGAACCCGTCGGAGAGATAAGTGTTGGCCAGCTTCGTCAGCGCGTCGGTATGCTCGGTCGGATCCTTGGAGTTAATCCCGTCGAACTGCCCCGAGGCTAAGCTCCCCTGGAGCTTCGTCATGTTGTCCAGTTCCATTTGGCTCTGTTGTAACTTGACCTGCTTCTGCTTATTATCAATCTCCCCCGTTTGCAGAGACTGATATAACTGAAGGGCATCCGCCACTCCCCCAGCACCGAAACCTAATTCTGAACCTTCAGCCATAAATGCCTCAGTTAAAGACGAACTGGTTTTGGTCGATGGGCTGGTTCGCAGGCGCGCCGGTCACGTTAATCGAACCAGCAGGTGTACTCGCCGGCGCCCCGGTCTGCCCCTTCTGGTACCCCAGCATGCCGTAGAAGCCGAGGCTATTCAGCAAGCTGCTAATCGTACTGGTCGCTTGCCCTGTCGCTCCAGTCGCAGCATTAATACTCGACGCAGGTGAACTTGGCGCCGTTACGCCAGACAACGCCGAGAGCAACTGCGTCTGTTGGCCGTAGAACGAACTCGCCAGCCCCTGGCCGAACGACGTCAGCGCTGCTCCCTCGTTCCCACTCCCGGCAAACCCCCCTGCAGCCATCTGATCGGCCACCGCAGCTGCTCCAGTCTGCTCTTGAAACTGAAACCCAGGCAGTTGCCCCACACTCGACGGATTCGCGATAAGCGTCTTCAGCAGGTTATTGTAATATCCCTGCTCCCCTGCAGTGTTCTGCGCCAGGCTAAGCGCAGAGCTTGCCTCCGACCCAGACTGGCTCGCCTCGTATCCTCCAATAGCCAGACTCCCGGCGGCCGCCACCGCAGTCAACCCGGCCGTCAGACCTATCCCTGTTACTAAGCCAACCATAGCTGCTCCTGGACACCTTGCCCTCGCATCAGCAGCGGCGCAACCGGCTCGAAGAACTCATCTTCAAGTTCTTCTATATCACGAATCTCGTTCGGATTAGCGTGAATGCTGCAAGCGGTTATCGGGGTCAAGGTGTGAATCACTGTTTGAAACCCAGGGACCGTCATAAGACGGTCGATGGCGTTATGAACTGTAGTGCCCTTTTCAGTGATCAGCTCAGTTCGGCCACGGAGTAGCTCTACCAAGTGCCCCTTCTTATGGACTCGGCCGATGAAGATGAAGTCGGCCGGCAGGTCGAATTCGCGAACATAGCGCCCAGGATGAAAGATGTGGCGAACCTCGAAGTCTTCCACTTGATAGCCGCCGACCTGACGAATCTTCCACGCCAAGTAAGCGATCTTATCCTTCCAACTCAGCTCAGGTTGGAGCGGTGTACTGAGTGACAATTCCGTTTACCACCGTGATCGAGCCATTTGTACCGCCGGTAGTTAACTTAACCAGCACCACCGTAGTCGAGATTCCTGGTGCCAGTACCCCCTTAACCTGCCGCATCCACTGCTTCATCCAAGTACTGGCCTTGCCTGTTAGCGGATTCACGACCACCGACTGATCCGACGGTGCAGTCGAGATCGGATTCCTCGTCGGGCTAGCCATTCAGCTTCGCCCCAGTCGCTGGATCGATCATCGCCTGACGGCTATCAACCAGCCGCTGTTTCGCCGCGATAAACGCTGCCTGAGGGTCCCTGCCAGCTGCCGGGATGTGGATGGCAATCTTCTCCAGCAGGCTCTGCGCCTCTTGCTGAACCGCCGGCAGGTCCTTGGCAGCCGTCAGGAGCCCATTAACGATGTTCAGTATCAGTACGACTGTCGTGAGTGGCATTAGATTGTCCCTATGTCGAGTTGAAGATCAGAGGCCTTAATCCTAAACGGCGTTGGCGCTGTATGGCGGAGGTTAAGCGCTCGCTTGGTAAACGACCCGCAGCGGGTTAGACTCGGTCGGTTGACCGACAGCGACACCGCCCTGAACGGCGACCAGCTGCGGTAGTCGTTGTCCGACTTCCGAACAAACATCTTACTACCAGATACCTGATCGTTCTGGAAATACATCGCGTTGAGTTGCTTCCTGCGCTTCGTCCCAGCGTCCCAGCTCGGCGTGTAGATATCCACCTGGGCGGGAGTCCCGGCGTCGGTCGGATAGACTTGATCGATGTCCATCACGTAGAACTGGCCGGAGGAAATGTCCTGGCAGTAGACTCCTGGGCCGACGAACGGATCGTCACTCCCGTGGCCTGAGACTCCTGTAACGGACCAATACGACAGCCCTGGGCTCATCCACAGGTACCACATCTGCTGGTCGAGATCGTAGGCGAGGGTGAACGGGAGGCAGTCGGTTAGTACCTGAAGAGCGGTGATTACATAGAACCTATGCCCACCACGCTTAATCCCAGCTGAATAGATGATGTTAGCAGGGACACTCGGCTGGGCGGAGAAGACAGCCATTTGCAGCTGCTGGAGCAATCGCTCGACCGCCGGCGTTGAGACAACGCTCACTTGTAACCCGTCCATGCGGGCAATTTGGGGGGTGGTCTTGTCGTTGTTAGTTAGCCAGAGGAGCGACTGGTCGATCAACTGAACCGACCCGGCGTTCGCACAGCCATAGTTGGCATCCGCCCCTTCGACCCAGGCCAGGTTACTCCCCACACCGGCGGTGTTCGCCGCTGCCCCAGCGTCGTAGAAGCAGCGTAGGCTGGTTGACTTCAGCGCTATTACATATTCAAGTTGCTGCACCAGGCAAACGGGCAGGTCCGACCGGCCGCCAGCTTCGATCACCGTAGTCGCTGTCCAAGACCCAACCGAGTTGTTATCCGATCCCCAGATATTCCCTTGCTGGTCCATCACGTACAGAACGCCGTCGAGGAACACGCAGCCGTCGACTAAGGGAACTGTCCAAGGGACAGTCGTCGCGAAATCGAGCACGCTCTTATAATACGGTGGGCCGAGAAACAGTACTGCTCCCCAAAGGTTACCATTCGCGCACCAGAACAGATACGGTAAGGTATTGCTCTCGGTGACTTGAATAAAATTAGCCACCCGACCGGGTACCCAGGGCTGAGCGTTCGTGCCCATATAAGGGACGTTGACGAACCCTGACGGGCTGTACGAGAACACCAAGAGGCCGAAAATCGTTAGCGCAAGTGGCGTTGCCGCTCCAGCCGCGTAGCCAAGGCCAACCCCGCCGGCCTGACCGCCGACTGGGTTGCGCAGTGACTTCAGTCCGAATCGCTTCTCCACCCAGTACTGACCGTCCTCAGGATCAAGTTCAGCGTAGCCGTTAATGATCACCGAGTCGGAGACTGGCGACCGAATGGAAGGATCCGTCAGTGCAACGGTACTCGACCTGAACCCAGGCTTACTTGCCAGCGGAAACCTCTTCGGCACTCGAACGCTCGGCGCTTGACTAACCTGCTCGCCAGGGGTGCTCATCAGGCAAACCGCCGGGTGGTCATGAAGTTCCTCGGATCAGCTTGGATGTACGTCGAAGTATCTTCAACGTCGAAGTCCATCAGCTTCTCATGATAGCTATCCCGCATAGATTCGTTCTTCGCCTGGATAGCCATCGGCTGCCCTTGGTCGATCTCGCACGCCAGGGCCCAGTGCATCCACTGGAACCATTCGATCGGGAAGTTCATCTGGTCGGTGATCGAGATCGCTTGATTGACCTGGACCTGAGTCGTGAAGGTGACCGTCGCTTGCGACGTGAACGCATCTGGGTTGAGCCATAACCAAAGGTTCAGATAGAACTGCTGCTTGTCTGCGAAGAAGCTATTCGTTAACCCGCCGGCGTTCAACACACCCAAGTTGTTCCACTCGTCCCTCGAGAGCTGGTAAAGTGGGAACCGATTCTGGATGTTCGACAGAGCAGCTCCGCCCCCACTGGTTGTAATTGACAGTCCAGAGTCGGTCTGAATAGTGATTCCAGCGTCGGTTTGAATCACATTCCCTGCGGTGGTTGTAGGGAAAGTAAAGTATCCAGCGATGATCCTCGTCGGCCGGGGCATCTGGATATCGCCGCCAGGACCCCAAGAATAACGCTGCTGGCCGAGGACTGGAATAAAGGAAATGTCTTCCTGGAGGAACAACTTCAGCCCCTGGGTCTGCTCGAAGTTGATCATCATATTCAGCCGACCGAGGTACTGACGATAGTCCTCCGAGTCAGGCTCGTCCATCTTGTCCAGCAACCCAGCATCTCGCATCGCGAGTTCAACGGCGTACGACGCGCTCTGCGCAAACGGGTCGCCAGTCCCTGGCGGCTGTGGAACTGGATTCGGCGGATTCGGAACTGGTAGTTGGCTCATCTTTCCAGCACCTTGTCGAACTCAAGTTGAAACCAGAACCACTTCGCATCGACGACACCAAACGGCTCGAGGTACAACTTGCCCTTCCACCCATCCAGTGGCATATCCCTGTCGAACCGAATGAAGTTCCTAGACTCCATAATCAACAGCAAAGACTCGGGCTTTCGTTCCTGGTTCGTCCAGACGTAAAACCCGAGTTTCTCTTGCAGGGTCCAAAGGGCGCTTACCAAGGATAGCGTCCGCAAGGTCTTGCCGTGCGGATCGACAGCCAGGCTCTTCGTATCAAAGATCTCAACCAAAGGGTAAGCAGCTCCCCCATTGACCGGCTCTACACTCCCTCTAACCCAGATCCCGACGTTCTTGCTCGCGTCGCCCAGGAGCTTAACGTGAAGGTCCACGTTATCGCTCCTGCTTAGCGCCTACGAAGTCGAGCGTGAGCGTCTGAGCCGCCCCTGTTGAGGTAATAACTCCAACGGTATTGCTCAGATTCGCCGACGGCAAGGTATAGCCGCTGGCGACGGTCGTCGGCTGGTTGCCCGAATACAGCTTACCAGTCGGGCACAGAACCGGCAAAGTTGGTACTCCACTCGTCGAAACAGCTGACGTACCGCTCTGTGGGATCCAACCGAACAGCTGTACCCCGATCGAATACTGCACGTTGCCGTACTGATCGACGTAGAACGCAACGTCGAACTCGGTCGCGGCAGTCGGCACAAACGATAGAGCCGTTGCGAGGTTAGTACTGCTTGCACTGACGTTGATGCTCAACGGATTCGAGCCGATCGCCCCGGCGACCTTCGAGAACCAAATGCCGTCGGTGATCTGGCCTGCGGTAAATGGCGTCGTGGTCGAGTTAACCACCCCGGCGATGAACCCGCTGTTCAACGAAGCGAGCATCAACCTCGCACCGAAGAAGAACTTCTTCCCTGCGTTTGTTCCCTGGGGAATAACCAGGTTCGCAACAGCCCGCTGGATCGAGGCGTAGTTAGTCGCAACTACTCCGGTGGTGAACAGGAGGAGCCCCCCTCCACCAGCGGTCAGGGCAATGGTACCGCCGTTGTTCTCGGTCGCTGTCCACGCAGCAGTTGGTAGACAGTTGAAATCATCTGCATCGGTCTGATAGAAGAAATCGTCCCCGGCGCCACAGTCGGCCCAGGGGCCATACGGTGGCTGAGGCGTGTACCCAGACGGGTTCCGCTTTGGGACTTGGCTTGCGATCTTAGACATGAATTTGCTCCAAGTTAGATTAGTATAAACGATATCGGGTCACCGGCCGTAACCCGATACCATTAACTACCAGCCACTCTCATCAAGGTCCCTGACTACCATAAATCCCGCGCGGCTCGGTATTACCGAACGAGACACGGAAGTACGTCGAGGCCAAGGCGTTCTTCGTCGCGAAGTCGTTGTCTTGGTCGAAGATCGGCTTATCTCGCCAGAACATCATCATGCCATGCTCAGCGTTCGTGCGGGTGAACCAGCTATCGGGGGCCGACAGGTAATGGTTCATCTTGATGCCTTCCGGAAAGGCGTTCGTTGCCTTGAGCACGTTGATGTCGTTATTGTCGGTACCCGGCTGCATCACCGACTTCAGCAACCGGTTCGCGTTGAACCACTGCTGCCAGGCGATGATCAGCGACCTCGGCATGATCGAGATCTTGTTGCCTCGGTCGTCGGTCGCACCCATGATCAAGATGCACATGTCTTCGAGACTCGCCTCGAGGAGACCTGCCCCTGGGCTCAGTTCGTTCGAGAACGTCCCACCAGTCGTGTTCGGATTTGCCGTTGAGCAGAGGCTCTGTCCATTGGCGTTCTGATACACTGCCCCGGTAAAGGCGTCGTTATAGACCGCTACTGCGAGGGTCTCGAGGGTCTGCCGAATGCTAAACGCATTCGCTGCAGTTCGATTACGCGCTACCTTCTCGTACAGGTTGTCGCGCAGCTCTTCGAACGTAACGATCCAGCCCAGAGCGTACGGGATGTGCAGATAGGTCTGCACCGGACCCTGGGTCTCGTAGTCGTAGGTTATGGGTCCGCCCTGGGACTTCCTCGGGGCTAGGCCAAAGGGCGTCACCTGGACGTCCTGTTCATAGGCCATATTCGAGGTTTCGTCCGAGAACAGATCCGGGTACTCTGGGGGGTGTTCAGAGTACTTCTGCCCCCAGATTCCGTGCACGCCCGGCCATAATAGCTTCGGATGTGCGCCTGTAGTAATTACTCCACCGACTGCCATTTCATTTCTCCTTTAAGGTGCCGTGGTGCCGGCGCGAAGGAAGTGGTTGTTCAGACAAACCCACCACTTCTGCCCGCCGCCGCCAGTTGACGGTACGGTGGTAAAGCCGTTGTCGACCCGAGGCGCAAGCCGTAGGATCTTCAACGGGAAGGTTGCGGTCGTAGCTGGTGGGTTGGTGTCGTTGTCCAACTGTGTACCAGACTGCGCCGTAACGCCAATCGTGGCGGGATTCGCCACGATGACCTCTGCGTTCAGACCGACGGCTGTCTGGGTCAGATTGGTCGTCGCACCGCCTTCCTGGATCTCGTAGATCACGAACGGATCGTCCAGGACGAACGCGTAGAAGTACACGCTCTGTGCGGCGGCCGGTCGGTATGTCGCCCCGCCTGGACCGGCGTACGGATAGTTACTCGCCGCCCCGCCCAGCACGTTTGGGTTGATGAACTGCGATCCAGTCGGGTCGATACCAACCGCCTGGACCACACCCACGACTGGGTGGCCAGATCCTGCGACGTACTTCGTGATGATCGGCGTTCCTAGGGTATCACCCCCGGCGCCGAACGTGTTACCTGCACTAGTCCCGGAGGTGACTAAGTCACCCGGCCAGTAGCCCGACGTGTCCCCAGGTGCAATCGCGTATAGATTGCCCATTCCAGCGAAGCCGCCTACCGATGAAATCAGAGAAGCGATCGCTGCCAGACCGGCGGGCTTGCTTGGGTTATTGAAAACACTCATAACAAACCTCGTTAGTTGATTAGTAAGTTCGGACTCTTCCGCCAGTTACCTGGGGCGCTACTCTTCCACCTCGATTGAACAAGGCGGTGTATGGCTGCTTCTTCACATAAGTCTGACCAGTGGGCGCTGCTCCACCACTTGGGTCTACTACTGAGTCGGGTCGGCCAGATTGGCCGTCGGGCATCATGATCAGCTCGCCGTCGAAGATCGCACGCATCTGCTTGGCGTGTTCTTCGAAGATCGTTCGCTTATCGTCGAGGTAGTATTCCTCGGGGATCTTCATCAGGACGAGGCGTTCGCCAGTTCCGGCCGAGCCGACGATTGAGACTTCGCTGCCCAGAGCAGTATTGCCACCAATACCATAGGCAGCGCCAATTTGGCGACTATTCACCCGGACCTCGGCCTTGTCGACGAACACGTACCCAGCGTCGATTGCACGCTCGATATCCGACTGCCGATGCCAATACAACCTGAAGCCTGCGAGCGGGGCGACCTCCAACTTCCGCCGAGGGATGTTCATCGGCGTCCGATTGAACCGAGTAATGCCGTTGTTCGCAGGATTCGGCTGAGCTTGTTCCTGCACTGGGGTAGTCTTCGGCCCGAGGCTCTGAGCGAGCAACTCTGCTTCTCGATTCGCAGCTCGCTGTTCAGCCTCCTCCCTCGCAAGGCGATTCTGGACGGTTGGGTTGATTGGCTTTCTTTCCACGACGATCTCCTTCAGATTAATTGCCCGGCGGGCGGTAGTCATAGCCTACGCCGTCGGCGTATCGGCTGAGTTGTTGCACGTAGTGCTTGCGCCAGTCGACCAGGGTAGCGAACGACTTTCCCTTACCGACAAGGCCCATCCGTTCACCCTGGGCGTCACATTCGGCTTTCGCCTGAGCGGACAAGCCTTCGAAGGTCGGGCCGTCGACTTGCTGCTGGCCGCCACCGCCAGAACCAGATCCTCGAGAGCCGCTCTCTGCGCGGGAGATGTTGCTGCGATTCGGCATATACTTCTCTGCGACGATCTTCGCTGTGGCGTTCAGTTGGGCGGTGAGGTCCATTCCGGTTAGCTTACCCGCTGCACGGAGTTCAGCCCCCTCGACCGACATCGCTTGCATGTAGACGGGGTTCTTCGCCCAGGCGTTCTCGGCGAGCCAGTCGGTCATCGCTTGCGGGACCTGTTGCTGGGTAGGTTCCTGGCGCTGTTGCTGCTGAACAGGCGGCTTGGCGGCCGGCGGCGGGGTGGACAGCTGCCCGAGGATCCTCGCCTCAGCCTGGGTGTCGCCTGATTCGCGCGCAGCGTGTAGCTCGGCCGCCAGTTCGTTCCGAATTCGCTCCCGCTCCTTGCCAGCCAGCTCCGTTTGGAAGGCGGTTAGGCCAGTTATCTGAGTGCGGAGTTCCTCTTGCTCGCGTTCGAGCTTGATTCGACCGGCCCGCTCAGTAGCGAGTTCCTGTTCCAACTTCGCCGCATGACGCTGTACATGCGGCAGGACTTCGCGTCCGCGCTTTACAAACGTCCCAGCATCGACCCAGACATTCGGATCGCCGTTGAATTCTTCCTTCGGCCGCCAGCCGCCACGACGAGCCTCGGCGAGGACTTCCGGATCAGGACCTTGGTTCTGTTCAACTACTGCTTCATCAGCCATGACTGCTATCTCCTAGTGGGGGTATTCGACAACTGCTGCTTCTTCGACAATCTTAACGAAGATATCTTCCTCGTTAACCATGCGGTACTGCTTGCCGTTTAGAGTGCCAACGACGATTGCACCCGAGTACTTCTGGACCAGGATCTTATCCCCCGGGAGGCACCTCGGCCGCCAAGGAGTCATCAGCCGACGCAACCAAGTCGCATTCTCCGGCCGGTACGCCTCGCTTCCAAGTGCCACCACAATCGCCCTCATCTCGACCATGATCGAGTTGTTACGAAGGTTATCGGGGATGATGAGTCCGCTTCGCCTGGCGGCGTCGAAGTCCGGTTCATAAGGTTCTAGGAGAACCGCGTGGCCTACCGGCTGTAGGCCCGAAGGGTTCAGACACTCCGGCCGGCGGTTTGAGGCCTTTATCCTCAGACTCCCCGGTATAATTTGCATAAAACTCAGCATACTCCATCTCCATTAACTGCTTGTACAATCTGCACTTGCCAATGACGAAGGCTAATTCCTCGCCAGAGGCTACTGCTCCATCAGCCAAGAGCTCCTGCAGGCGCTCCCGCTCCAGGGCCAGGAGCCGCAGGAACGCCACCGTCACCGGGTGCTGGTGCCATTCCCCCCATTCCGTCTCCACTGGAGGGCTTCCCGCCCTGGGATCCATCTTGGGCATCGCTCATTGCTCCTATTCGGTCGGTAAGGTGCTGACTGTACTGCTGCAATACCCCAAGCGCCAGCTCTACTTTCTTGAGGCCATTTTGCTGCTCGTCGCTCTTAACGCCGGCGATTAACGAATAAGCCTGCGCTTCAAGCTGCATAATCTTCGCTTGGTTGAGCCGACGCTCTTCCATCAGGTGGTTGGCCCATTCCTGCTTCTTCGCCTCGAGCTCCATCTGCTTGCCCTTGAGCTTGAGCTCTTCGACCTGGGCCTTTGGATTCGGCAGCGGCGTTGAACGAGGGTCGTTCGGGCCGACGTACAGGCGGCTGATGTTCTGCACCCGAGCGGCTTTGAGAATCGCCCGTTCAACTTCCTCATGGACGTAGCCAGGGACGGTCATCGCACGCTGAGCGACGAACATCGCTTGCTGCAGACGCATTACGCTCGATGGCAAGTTCGGATCAACCACCGGGCAGATCTGATCCGCATCACCGGAGTAGTCCTCCCGGTAGATTAACGAATTCTCCTGCCCGTAGTGGTTGACCGATCGCAGCGATCGCTTGTTGATCTCGTACCGCTGCTTGAACTCCTGCTTCATCGCCCGCCAGATGCGCTTGAAGATCCAGACGTAAATTCGAGATCCACGTTCTTGCATTCCCTGGAAGGTACTGGCTGGGGTGTTCTGCCCAGGGTTCTCGCCGACCATGGTGTCGGTAGTCCCGGCGATTCGATTCGCGTACTCGATCAGCAGACCGAGGAGCTTAAAGAGCATCTCCGGCGGGGCGTTCGGCTCGAACAGAACGAGGTTCTTTCGGATATCGTCGCCGGTTGAATCGACTCGCTTCAGCTCGAATGGAGCCATGGTGTAGTTGCCACCACGAATCTTCATCCCCCGACCGATGAATCCGCCACTGAGGTTGTGCAACGTGGCGTTATCGATGATCTGGTTGATGATCGTCGAAACGGACTCGTTCAGCGGCCCAAGGAGAATCCCGAATCCGAGGTCGTAGAACCCGCCGTCTGGATTCGGGATGAACGGGTACTTGGTGTAGAACTCCTCGGGCTTGATCGAGAGGATTTCGCCAGACGAATTACGTCGGACGTCTTCCTCGTCAGCAACTCGGGCGACGATTCGACAAACGCACTGCGAGGTCTCCTCGATCGTTACGATATACGGCTCGGCGTAGCCGTCGTGATCGAGGTCCATGAAGCGGTGTTGTTCCAGGAACTGGAACGGGGCGTCGGCATCGGGTTCGATGGGAGACTGACCCGAGCGCAGATCGTGCTCTCCAGAGTCGGTCGGGGTGGTCGGTAATGAGTTGAACCAGGCTTCATTACGAACGTCTCGGAACGTACCGTTATGAATGCGCTCGAGGATATCATTGCGGTACAGAGCAATTCGCTGTGTCTTGCGCTTCGCAGTCTCAAGCGACTTGGCCCAGTAGTCGACGACCAGGTCCCAGGCGGAGACAAACTCCCCGATGGGATAGCCTTCCGACGAGCCCAACTGATTCTTAACAAACGCAGTGCCAACCACCGACAGGTTGATGAACAGTCGGTCGTGCTGTTCCTCCCAAGACTGGTCCTGTTCCATCGCTTGCCAGGACATATGACGGCCGACCCGGTCGGCGCGCTTGGCCAGCGCCCCTGACTTGTCATCACCGATTACTCGGTAGTTGACGATGTCGTTTCCTTGGATGATATCTGAGTAGCTATTCGCGGAGAACTGTAGGGCACCGATTGTAATCAGTGGGAACGCTACCGACGAAGCGCCTTCCCAGGGGAAGCTCTTAGGCTTCTGGAGCTGGATCGCTAGCTCCATCGCAGCGGTCATCCGACGTTCCCAGTGACTGCGGGATAGTTTGTCCTTATAGTAACCCTGGTAGACCCAACTGCCGAGGGTGTCGAGGTCGTCGAAGGTGAACTTGCTGCACAGGTTCGCCGCCTCGATCGTCGCCGTATCGAAGGTGATCTTGGTTTCGAGTTGCAGGAGTGCGGCGTTAGCGGCCATCAGTTAGCATTCTCACAGTTCTTGCAACGGGGCAATGGACTCCGACTGGCGGTCCACCATAACCAGCCCTTGCTGACGTACAGTCCACAGGCGGTTAGTCCTTCACTATGCGACTTACCGTACATTATGTGCTTGACCTTGCCAAGCGGCCGAGCTACGTAGAAGAAACGTTTCATACTCAATATCCCGTCACTTGGTTGCGACCTTCAGCCTGTCGCGCAGCATTACCGCCGGCGATCCAGTCGAGTTCCTCGTCAGTCACATCATCCTCAGGTTCGACCTCTGGCATAGAATCAGTTCCGATGACGAGCCAGGCGGTGGAGTCGAAATCGTCATCCTCAAGGGCTTCGGCCTCGGCGGTGAACAAGAGCATCACAGATTCGTACTCGGGGTACCAGTCGGCGTCTTTGTCAAACGACATACCCTTGTTTTTCATTCGCTTCTGCATCGGTCGGCCGCGAGCAGCTTTGTCCTTAGACGCAGTCTTCGGCTCGATGTTGAGGTAGATGTTCCGCGAGCGCATTTCGGCTTCAAGGGTCGACTTGAGCGTCAACCAGATCTGCCCCGACTCGACGAAGAAGAACTCTGGGTTCCAGCGAACCTGGATTGAGAAGAACTCCTCAATCAGCTGCGAACCATCCATGCGGCCCTTTCGGCGGTCGACCACGTCCAGATGGCCGCCAATACATCGCCGACCTACGGTGAAGACGGAATTGTTCGCGCTATCCGCTTGGCTGATGGCCAAGTCCACACCCACTGCGAACCGACCGAAGCGCTCTTTTTCGTGCTCTTCAAGGGCGATGAACCATTCCTTTTTCAGATAAGCGTCTTCACGGTCCCGAGGCGCGTTCAGGTACTCGCACGAGTAACCAGCCGGATCCTTCGCGTCTATGAACTCTTGCTGCCGGCGGCGGAGTTCCGCCTCGTTGAACCTCGACGGCCAAAGAATGGCGCTAAAATTGCTGTAGCTTGCATGGGCTCGATAGATCCTATGGGTCCACGACTTACTATGGGTAAGATTCCACAGTAACGAGTCATCGTGAAGAATCGTCCCGTGGATTCGGGACAGACCGCCCTCGCCAAGGAGCTGCTTCGCCACTCGGAAGAACCACGCACGGAACGCCTTACGGGTCTCGGTAGTTGAAACGTTTTCCTCTGATTCAAGATCGTCTCCAAGGAGTAGGTCCGGCCGCATTCCGAGCCATAGCATGCCACGGATCTTCTGCCCGCTGCCCTTGGCGGAGATTCGGAACTTGTACCCGTCGGTACACTCGACGATGATGTCGGTCTGAGTATCGACGATGAAGTCTTTAATGCCGAAGTCCCGGCGCAGGGCCTCGTTGTTCTTCAGCGCATCTACCGACCGACCGAGGTGCTCGATCGCCAGGGCCTCGCTCGCGCTGAACAGTACCACGTACCTGCGCCAGCGGAACAGCACAGCCGCCAGCATGAACGCATCGGTGAACGCGGATGACTTCCCGTGCTTACGAGGAGCCGCCAGGGCGACGTTTTCGTCCGACGCATCGCAGTACAGAGCCCATCCCTCCCGGTGCATACCGCACACCGGGTGGGGCTGATCGTACCCAGGGCTCAGGTAAGCCCCGGCGAAATTCTCGATCAGCTGCGCGTCGAGCGCAATGAGACCCTGGCCCTTCACGCTGGCTTAGCAGCCGGTGGCAACGGCGCCGGGCTCGGAGGAGCTGGCTGACCGACCGCGTTAGCGGGTAGACTCGCTGGCATTGGGCTACCTGAGACCGGCGGAGCGACGTTCTGCGGCAGCGGCGTTGCCGCCTTGAGTTCAGCCTCAGTTGGGGTAGGAGCTACAACTGGCGTGACTGACGGGGGCGGAGCCCCTGTACTGAAGCCGTCAACCGGGGTGGCGTTGACAGTTGGGGTACCAGCCGCCGGCGGATCGAGCTTCGCGGCATACCCTGGTGGTGGGTAGTCGGCGGCCGAGAAGCCCTCCGCGAGGAACTCCTTCAGCGTCGGGCCATCTTCACGCAACTTAGTCCAGCCGGGGGCAGCCGCCACAGGACGAGGAACTGGGTTGTTGACCATTTGGTCCTTATGCCAGGCAATGTAGGGCAGGGCGCCCGGCGGTCCACCTGACATAAGAGCAGAGCCGAGGCTGAGGAGTGCTCGTCGCATACAGGCGAACTCGAACTCGAGGTCCGACAGTCGGCTGTCAGCAGTCTCAGTCGGAGGGGTTGACGCCTTGGAAGTCGGCGCAGGTGCGGTTGTGGTATCAGTCACGAAGGTCTCCTAGTTAAGGGGCGGCTTAATCGCAAGCGCCGCAGTTTTAGTAATGACTCGAGCGAGGTTAGTCGTGGCGGTCACGACGACTTGATAAATTGTGCCTAACACACCTGCGGACAAGACGACCGCTACTACCGCCGGAACGCCAGCGTAGTTGTTAAGAATGTTCTGCCCAGTGATGATTGCCTGAGGGTTAAGGTCATTGCCGCTGTAGACAGTTGAAGTCATAGTCACAACATTAACCGACTCGCCCGTGGCCAATTCGTCGGTGCAGTCCGCGTATCGAACCACCGTCTCTCCAATGGTCTTCGGCTTCCAGTCAAGTTTCCCGCTCATTTACATGCAGCGTAGTTAGTCGGACAGGCGCCATTGATACGCCAACCAGCAGAGTTAATAGCAGTGCGTACTCCAGCTAAAGTCTGGGTCGAATTGCCATTTGTCTGCGTGTCGATCCAGATAAAATGGGTTACTCCCAGGTTGCTGAATCCATAGCTTTCGGTACCCGCTGAGGTCTGATTGGTCCAAGAGTAAGCGTTCGCCTGGACTTGGAACCCTAACGGCACCTTGCCCTTGAAGACGTTCGTGCCATAACTGCTACCCTCGCCCTGCACAATAGCCTCACCCGAGGTCTCGCATTGTGTGGTACTGGTTGCGGTACAGTGGGGGGTGGTCGCTCCGTAAGGAGTTAGATAGATGACATCGGGTCCACCAAATCCCCAGCCAGTATTGCCGGCGATAACAGGGAAGCGGGCGGCCATCGTAGAGAGCGCTTCACCCTGAATGCCCCAGTTGTCGTTGAAGAACTTGTTGGTCGTCGGCCACGAGACTGACAGAGCAGTGGCCATAGCTTCGTACTGGGTTTGATAAGCACTGGCTGAATAGTCAGCCGGCTCAGACCCAGGACCAGAACTGTTCCAAGTCAAGCCAGTTTCGGGTATAGGGACTATTCCCTCGACGTTCGGGTTGCCGTCGTACTTCTTGCCGAGGTAGTTAAACAGATTTATATAGGCCGTCATCGTGGCAGGACGCCACAAGGCTACGGTGGCGGTGTTCTGAGTACGGACGAGATCAGTACCGAAGCCGCCTACGCCTGTAATGATGTAGTCAGGGGCGATTGAGGAGCTATTGTTGGAGGCGCCATAAGGCGCCCCCTGTGGAACGGTCGGAAGAGTACCAGGTGCCTGCCAGTACTCGCTCATTACGAGGATGATTAACTTGTACGTTACACCATCAGCCGCACTGGCTGAAGCCAGAGTAGCTAAGTCAGTATCAATCAGTATAGTGTTATAAACCGTACTGCTTACACCAGCCGGCAGGGTACCGCCTCCAGCCGTCCCGTCGGTCGGCCCGCCAGTTGGCTCGAGATAGAACCAACTATAGTCGTTCTCGATCCCTTTGAACCCGGGCTTTCCGGTCGCAGAGTTAATTGACCCCCGCATATCTGGGCCAAAGGAGGACCAGTTTGTTGATTGGTTCGTCGGGTTGATCGGCGCTTGGCTAAGCGCTACCGGGTAATTAAAGTAGTGGCCAGGAGTCCACTTGATAGCAACCACTCCACTGGGCGGAACGCTTGTACCGAGATACATCCCCGACCAGTTGGCCAGGACGACGTCAGTCGGCGCCTGGCCGTTCGAGTTGATAATCAACCCTGGTTGGCCAGAAGCAATCGACGAGTCGGTATAGTTAAAAGCGGCGACCTTAGTCCCGCGAAGGGTGACGTATAGGCTGGTGCCTTGAGCACAAACGCCGACGAGGTCGCCGGAATTAACTGTCTCGGTAGTCGCTGTAACGAGGGTTGTGACCGAGCCAGCTATGTTCTTGAACAGTAACATGCTTGCGGTGGCGCCTAGAGGGCCAGTCACCGCTACCCCGTAGAAGGTGCTGGCGGACGAGCTACTGCGAACCAGGACCTGGAAACTGGCTGAGCTAACTGCGTTCAAAGTGTTGACTTGAACCTGCGAGCACTGGTCGTTGGGGTAAGCGATGTTGAACTGATTCCCGCAGTCAGTCACACCGACGTGCGAGCACTGGAGGGTATTGCTCACTACGCTTAGCGTAACATCGGACAATCCACCATTAACTACTACCCAGTTCGACTGGCCGGACAGATTGCCGTTCGCGTAAGAGAACTTGTCCAGGGATAGAATGTTCCAATAGAACGCCGCCTGCGGCAAGGCCGTCGAGGCGACGAAGGTCAAGACCAGGGCAATTAACAAACGACGCATCAGGTTTCCCCTGTGCCAGTGGTATGCCAGCCGGTCGTCGTATCCTTGTCAATTGACACGTCGGCTCCAGCCGCAAGCGTCCGACTCCCTGTCGTATTCACCGGGCTGAATGTCAGGGTATCGCTTACGATCTGCAGGGTCACAACCGCCGACGCGGCTGAGACGTAGATGCGGATCTTGGTCGGCACGACGAAGGCGACCGACGAGTTCGCTGGGATCGTCTCGGTGCAGGCAGAGGCGCAGTTGATATAGATCTTATTATTAGCGTCTCCAATCGCCATAGTATCGTTGCCAGTCACATTACGCTGGGTAACCGCGCCGCTAGGCGTTGAACAGTTCGCAGCACCAGCCGTCGTGACGCCAGTAGCAAATTGGCCGCCAGTACACTGACTAGGAGATGAGGCTAAGGCGGCGGCGGTCGAGGCGGCGATTGTCCCTGTCCCAGTGAAGGACATTGAGCAGCCAGTCCCACAAACCATCGCGGCGATAGTGTTGGTTGAACTGGTAATCGAGCTAAACGCGCTCGAGCTCCCCGAGCCGCAGGCAGCGCCCGAGTCAACCGCTACTCCAAGGGCAGACCACTGCATACAGTGGCCGGAGGTTATACCGCCATTGAAGATAACCAAGGCGCAGTTAATCAGCGAAGTGCAACCCGTTCCACCGTTTACTTGTGGGAGGACCCCATTAAAGGCGTTTGCTGTTATGTTGCCACTGAGCTGGCAAGAACTGTTACAAATCATTACGGCTGTGGCGTTAGTGCCGCCAGTTACCAAGGCCCAGCTCGAGCCACCTGCTCCTGTACCACAAGGCGCTCCAGCGTCGCCGATAGTCGTTGAGGTGAAGAACTTGGCGCAATCGTTCGGCGTCGGCGAGGCGACGATCAGGGCCTGCTGCATGTACGCAAGGAACATCGAAAAGGTGCACTTGCTAGTCGTGCCGGACTGATCGCAGATAGAGTAATCGCTGCCGGAAATCGACCCGCCTAAGGGTAAGTTCTGCACCGAGACTTGAGCAAAGGCTAATACCGGCAACAGGGCTAGCAACAGGAATAGCTTTTTCATTGTAAAGTTACTCATATAACTCAATCCCTAATCCGCTTCTACCGGGCACCGGATTAAGATGGGCCATGGCGAAGAAAAAGAAGATGGATGCGCATACCCGAAATTTAACTACGGGTGCTAGAGGTTCCAACAGCTAGTTGGATCCGACGGCGCCAGTGGATAGCAAATAACTGCCCGTAGTGCAGTTGGGCGTCGTGAAACTGCCGGTCCCCTCATTCCAATACGAGCCGCTAGTGCCATTCGGAACTGCGAAGACGCCCGTACTGGACCAGAAGGAGTGCGTACACGAGGCGCCGGATCCTTCCGTAAACACCAGTCCCGTGGTATCCCAATTATCGTACTGCCCCACCCCGGATGAGCCGAAGGTCGCAGCGTTGGATCCTGTGGAGGTTACCCGCCTATCCTCGAACAGCACCAGATTCCCGGATGGAGAGAGCCAAGGATTTCCCCTGGTGGTGAACCCGGTTCCAGCGGTGGGTGCCACTCCATTGTTCTCATTGGCAGTCATACCCCACAGCATGGCTGGCACTGAGGTGATCGAAATCGTCGTGGAGGTCACCGTATCCGTGCCGTTGGTGGTGCCGGCTTGGGTTTGTCCAATACACCCGGCATAAGCGCCTAGCCCTGAGTATTCCGATACCAAGATACCCGACAGGCCGCCTACCGCTGTCGCGGTGACGACCGTGGCTCCAGCGGCTGCGGCCAATACGTAATAGTAAGAAGTGCTGAAAGCAGCCCCCGTGACGGTGCAGGCGGCCGTGTAGGTGTTGCCGTTTCCGGTCACAGTAGCGATAGGTTTGCCGCTATTTGCGATATAGACGCCAACGATGAGCGTGTCACCGGCAGTCACAGTGATCGAGCTTGCGGCGATGGAACCCACGCCAGATGCGGTGTTGTTCTGCCCATCTTGAACGTGTGCGTAGGTTGCGAATGCCGGGGATGCAATCGCAAGAAGAAACAGCGCAAGAGTTGCGCGCAGTAGTTTCACTGTATGTACCCCTGGATTGCCTGCCACTTAGCTGGTGCACTGCCAATAGGTGAGATCGTCTGCATGATGCTTTCGAGCGCTCCCCATGCGCCGTTGAAAGTGATCGGCCCAACATCTGAGAAGATGTTGTTGATGTTTGTGGAAGTGGCGCCGACGTTGGTCTTCCAATAGTTCAGGTACGTCGTGTATGCAGTGCCCATTCGCGCATCACGCTCAGCGCTAATGACAAGTGCAGGCCATCCGCTTGCTGTCCCTGATGATGTCGCATAGAAGTTCTGGCCGCCCTCATAGGCAACGAGGCTCAACGTCGGATAGGTCGGCATGATCGCCGTGTAACTGTTTATCTGGCCCTCGATCTGCCCCAGCCATCCACCCGATGGGACGCTCGAATAGCTCTGTGATCCATTACCAACGGTGCCTGTTTGGCTGTAGAGGGTTGCAAAGAAGTCATCTAAGGGAGTGGTGACGCCGGTCATCGTCGTGGCATCACCGGAACTTGGATTTCCGCCCCAGTAAGGAGCTATCGAGAGTGCTTTTACCGGGTAGCTGGTGACCGGCCCGCTTGGCCAATCAGCCGCCGCAATCGCAAGTGTTGCGGTCGCTGTGAAGGAAGCCTGTCCGCCTAAGACAGGAATACAGTTGGCAAAGAGCGTTGAGCCCACCGCGGTTTGAATGTCGGTGGCCATCTGCGCCACCCGCATGCCGTACCAACTGCGGTTATATTCAAATCCACCGGCCGCGGTGTCGGACGGCCACAGCACATATCCTGCGGTAGAGGCAATCGTGTTTTGAGGAAATGCGCCGTTCCACACCTCGTTGGAGAACTCAGAGTAGAACTTCAAACCTGAAGTAAGCGCAGAATATCCCGACTGTGCCCCGGTCCCGCTCATGACCAGTTGCGCCCAGCTTTCTATGTAGGCGTCGGAGGCGTTCACGGGCACGTTCATCCAACAATTGGCACCGATCGCATTGCACATCGCGACCTGGACTTCGTAGGGCACGCCATCCGATCGGGTGTACGAAGCATTAGACGGCAGCGCCCGATTCGCCCAGGACTTGGAAATATCGACTGGGAAATAGGGCAGGTAGTTGAACGAGGTCCCCCCGGTCCAACTGACAGTTGTGCTCCCATAGGTAAAGGATGCCGCCTTTACCTCGCTTTGCGGGGCGCTGTTGCTTAAAGTGCCGAAGTAGATGTTGTAGGTTCCGGTCGGATACGGCCATGCTTGGTTGAGCGTAAGACCTGTGGCACCTGAGTTGATCTGCGTTCCGCTAGAACACGCGCCAGATGATGCACAGGCTGCCTCGTAGGCTTGAGCATTCGTGTTGCGCCAGTCCATCATGCGCAATAGCTTGAAGTTAGCCATCGCGGTGAGGAATGATGGGGCAAATATCGCTCCGGCGTTGTAGGCGGCAACATTGCTGGTCTGAACGATGCTCAGGTTTGTGAGATGGTTTCCTGAAGTTGACGATGTGATATTGACGAAGAGGCCGTTCGTCGTGGCGCTTGAGACCGTAAAGGTACTTCCGGATGTCGTGATCGTCGCGCTCGCATCCCCTGAAATGACGACTGTTCCGGCACCTGAGAACTGAACGGTGTAACTGCCCGTGGGGTAATAGAGGCTCTGTCCGGGAGCCAGCGAATATCCGCCAGGTGCCCGATAGACGAGGCAATAGACCTGCGTGCTGGTGAGGCCGCTTTGAGGAATGATCAGCGGATAGCCGTCAGAGTCCGTATTGAGCGAGTATTCCTCGCTCGTGTCGCCCCCTCCGTTCGAGGTACTGGTGACCCAGGTAGAATCTAGCGTGTTGCTGCCGCACATCTTCATGATATTCATGAAGGGAAATTCGGTCGTGAAGTAGTTGACGGAAGTCAGCTCAATGCCTAACGGGTTTACAACTATCGGAACAGCCCCCCACGGGCGCGCGAAAGTGGGCAGCGATGCCGTCAAACACAGCAGAACCGGAAGTAAGCGCTTCATTTAATTGAAGTCGCAGTTGAAGCTGATGACATCAGTTGTCGCAGCTGCTGCCGGAATCGGCAGCGTCGCCGTCGTGGTGGTGCTGGCCGATTGAATCCAGGCCGGGATCCACGTACCCGCGTTCATGGCTGTCTGATCCCCTACGCTGCAGTGATAGCCGTACGGTGCAGTGAAGCCAGTAGCGCCGTTTATCTCAATGGTGACCGCCGTGCACGGACCTGAAGCCAACGTAAACGTGCCCCCGAACGGCCCTGCGTGCGTGATCGTGGGAGTGCAGCCAGTGCCGCTGATCGTATAGGCGGTGGTGGCGCCGATATCTGCGATAGTGCTTGCAGAGGCCGCGACGAATGAGGTTCCTCCCGCTCCCGTCTGATACGGGATATTGTTCGCTGCGCCGCCGGCGATGTTGGTGGCTGTACCGACAGTGACGGTTGATGCAGCAGTACCCGTGCAATTGGTTGTACTGGTGAAGATGCACAGCTGACCGACAGAGCCAGGACCAATACCAGCGCTTCCACTGCCACAAGCTGCCCCAGCGTCTGCCAAGACGCCGACCTGTTGCCACTTCGTACAGTCACCAGGAGTAATTGGGGTGATGTAGGTCAGTCCGCTAACCGATCCACCACCGACGCCTTGGGCGAACCCGATGATCGGGACCAGGGCTAGGAGGAGCAGGGCGAGTAGGCGGCACATGGCTAATTCCTGCCCTGTGAGGCGACGAGGAACGCCTTACCCGCACCAGTGAAGGCGGTACAGATGAGGCGAGACATCCAGACTGGGTAGGCGTAATTGCCAGTTGCGCGAGCTACGAGGCCAGTTAGCGACGGGTGGGTGAACACGCGGGCGGAGGTCACTCGGGCCTGGAATACGCTTGTCTGGTTAACCGGAGTCACGACGGTGTAGGTATTCACGCCCGTTACCGTAACCGGGTAGCCAGACTGGTTGCCCGAGTCAACGCCGACTTGCGAGCCCTGGAGGAATACCAAGTCGCCGGTTAGCAGCCCATGACCGAACGGGCCACCCCAGGCCTGGTTCGACGGTGCGCCGTTAATGGTCTCGGGGCCGTAGTCGGTTATCGTAGCAGTAGTCGAGGCAGACTGAACGCCTTGAACCAGACGCTCAGAGGTCTGTGACTGGTCGTCGGCGACGTACTGAACCGCAAGAGTGGCGTTGAGGACGCTGTCGAAGAACACGCTCAGCGTGACGTCGAACGGACTCTGCCCAGTGTCGTGCTTGATCCAGGGGCTTACCGAGGCAGTCCCAGCGACCGCCATGGCGACCTGTTGGATTCGCGTAGCCATTAGGCAACTCCCTTCAATCGCTTCGACGGCCGGATAGGATCTCGGCCCTCGTCTTGGGCCTTGGGCTCCGAGTCGAACATCGGATTCCGGTCGGCGAACCGAGTTCCTCGAGTACCATCCGGTACCGGCTTCCCAGGACCCGGGACCGACGAATTAACCCTCCCGGGGGCCAGGACCGCAAGGTTCGGCACTGGCTGTCGAGTCGCCTGTCCACGTTTCGACCACTTGGTTGTCACAGAATTAACCTCCGGCAGCCCCGGAGGCTGCTGACTTAACGACGATCTCGGCATCCGAGACGTCGGGAGACTGGTTGAGGTTGCGCAGATTGTCGCGCAGCTGATGCAGGTGCAAGTGCATATCCACCCGCTGCGGGGTGCCGGGCAGGTCCCGGGCGCCGTAACCGAGGAGCTTCGAGGTCATCTCGGCCGACTTGATGATTAGCTGAGGAGGAATGAGTTCCTCGGGCTGGTCGAGCTTACTCGCCAATAGCCGAAGGCTATTCTTGAGAATCCCCCGGGCTTCTTCCTCGATCGAGGCGAACCGGAGCTTAAACGCCGCCTGGCGCTCGGGCTCGATTGACTTCTCGATTCGATCCGCAAGGCGGACCTGGAATGCGTCGCTGGCGATCAGCCGGCTGAGGTAGCTCTGGGTATAGCCAAGGCGCTTGGCCAGCTGCCCCTGCGTCTCGGTCGGGGGGCTAAGTAAGAGCGCATCAACGATCTGCTCATAGGTCAACGAGACTGTAGTTATTGGTGGCAACCTAGCCGAGGCGGCTGGACTGGCACCTGATACCTGCGGGGCAGACGGTTCGTCTGGGGGTGATGCGATCCCCAGTAGGCTTAACGTCCCTGCGGTGCCGTCCAGTCCCTTCTCCCCCGGTCGTTCTGCGACCGTATCGAGAACATACCATAAGCGGCGACCCGTGTCAACTAAGTAATGAAACTATTTTCACGACTGAGCCGGTCAGGTCCAGGTCATCGGGGCGGCGGGCCGGTCGGCGGATGGCCCCAGGACTGCATACGGCGGCCGGTGGGCGGCGATCGTCGGCGGCCGGTACCCTAGTGGCGGGTCCGTTCGCCCCGCCCATATCGCGTCTGATTACGATATCTTGTTATGGGGGTTAACCTGATATCGTTAATGGCAGGACCCGCAATGTTCGAGAAAGCCTGGTACACTTTTACTGTGGGCGAATTATTTGCCCCCCAGGCGGCCCAGTCAGCGGGCGACCCTGGCTGCGGCAGTGCAACAAGCTAATGCGAATGATTATCAATCGCAGTCGCTAATGCGAATGATAATCATTCGCAGTCGCATTAGCATTAGCAATTGCGCTTGACTGTGCTAGTGATGTAGCACACCAGCCTACTACATAGCTACTCATGTAGGCTGCTACACTACCACTAGGCTAGACGGCTGGCCTGTTGCAGCGCCGCATGAACGCGGTTCAGGGTGCAGTGCGACAATCCATGCGGTCGATGGCTGGTATCACTACGATGGATTATCCAGCCGATGGATAGCTATCATTCGTCAGATGGATAATCCATCGCGTCGATGGCTGGTATTCGTGGAACGAATGGCGAGTGTTCCACGTGGAACATAAATGATCCGCGCGCGTAGCAAGATGCGTGCCAATTCGTCGGGCGAAAGATTACGAAAATGTAATGCAAATCGTTGAACAAACCCTTGACGGCGATGGACTAACTAGGTAGACTGACATCGTTAGCTAAACGAATGGAGGAACGACATGACGACATTGCAATTAACCCGGCCGATGGCGAATTGGCGAACGGCCGTCAATACCGGCATCACGTACATGTGGAGTCGGTTGAATCGAATTGACCGGCACAACGAACGGGCTCGGAATCGAATTGACCGGCACAACGAACGGGCTCGGACGTGGCGGGTGCTGGAACAAATTGACCGCAACAATGTGCAGATGAATGTCAAATATTAGTTGACACGTTCTGGGCATTCGTGTAATGTCCAGGCGCGTGGCAATTACGCCATTAGGAGGAACGACATGGAAACGAAACGAAAGACTGGGATTGCCGTTAACTACACGGCTGGTGTCATCACATGGTCGGACATTGAGGGGAAATCGGCTCCGATTACATTGTCGGTTCCGGACCTGTCGCAGGAAATCCGTGACCAAGGTTTGATGCATGGCATTGACCAGAAGGTGACTGATGCCGGGGCGATGGGCACTGACCATTGGGATGGCAAAGACAAGGCCAAACGTCCTGCCACAACGGCGGAGCGGCTCGCGAGAATGCGTCGGGTAGCTGACAATCTCGTTTCAGGTAACTGGAATGTCAGACAATCGGCCGATCCCCTTGCCAATAAGACTCCTGAACAGCTGGAACAGCTGATGGCCGCCATTCAGGCGAAATTGACGGCGATTGGAGTTAGCTGATAGGCTAATCGTGACGCGGGCCTGGGGATTGACGATTAGTCCCCAGGTCCATGTTGTTATCAACACCTATCATCATTATCCCGAAACAACATACGGGCCTTATTTCGGCGGCCGGGTTCCTTGTTCCTTTTAATATATTCTCTTTCAGATAGAACACTCAAAACGCAAAATGACTGAGCGGGGGTATAAAAGAGGATCGTATGTTGTATCGGGATGATAATGAGGTTGTTAAGACTATATCAACCATATCATTACTTGGTTGACAACACCATACGGCCGTGGTACAATGCGCGTTCACCTGGAGGTTATATGAAAATGGTTTGCGGTTGTGAAGTGAGTAAGGGCAAGGAGTTTGTATCAAACGCCGACTGCCCGGCGCACAAAGGAATGCAATTCATTGCAACGAAGCAAGTGCTATGCACTGGATATGTACCCTGGCGCGAGCCGGTACGAGAAACCGACTGGCCTAAGTGCCGGTGCGGCGAGATTGCGCAGATGCACGACGAGAAGGCCCGATGTTAAGCCCGCATGAAGAATGGTTGATTGCGAATCGGCTGAAGGCCCAGGAAATGGCGCCTAAGATGACCGACCAGGATAAGGCGCGGTTGCATAAGGCGATTGCGAAAGTCGCTTATATGAAAGACGCGCAAGCGGCCAGGGCAGCATTAGGCGCGCATTCGATGACAGCCGGAGACGCAGTTTACCTTTTGGTTGTCCAGAATAGCTATTGCGCCTGCTGTCCGCAGGACTTATCCAGCGATGAAGTAAACCGCTGGGGGGTTGACCACAATCGACAAAAGCACCGCGTTCGGGGGATTCTCTGCTTTAGTTGCAATACAGGCATCCGGCCGGTCTGGCAAGTGAAGTGCATGGTTGAGTACTTAAAACGCAATGGAGACTGGGATGAGTAATAGATTTGGCAGCAGGAATACTCGAGCGGCCGAATTAACTCCGGTTCAGGTGCTGGAGATTCGAGAATTGTATCACAATCAGCAATACACACAGCGTCGACTTGGGAGGATGTACAATGTCGCCACAGAGACAATTGGGCGTATTGTGAGGAATGATACCTGGAAAGGAGTAGGCGGCCCAGGGACGGACAGGGAACCGTCGGCAGATGAAAATCTGCACGAAGCGGCGCTGGAGATGGCAGCGAAGCTACCATTGTCACCGCAAGCACAGGCTGAGGCTACTGCAGCCGCAGCACGGATTATGGCAAGGTTAACACAAAACGAGGAACGCACCGATGATTTACCGAGACAGACGAACGATTTACATTCCGACGACCAATCAGCCGGACTCAACGTACCAAGCCACGACGTATCCGAGCATCAATCTGGCGAAGAAGCAGAGCCGGTTGCTGGGCGGATCCCGGGGACTGGTGAGGGTCGGTAAGCCCCCACGGAACGTGGCGGAGGTTAACCCTGTGGCTAAGGAGACAGCCAGTGGCTAAGTACCATGTGATCTTTGAGCAGGGGGTTGTACGAACCGCCGACTGGCTATTGCCGCTCCAGTTCGGTTGCCCGAGGTTCGAGCATATTCGAGACTCTCTGGGGTTTAAGCCAGATGCGCCGTTAGAGCATGTTTCGGTTCTCTGGCAAGGTAAGCTGGCGCATATGTTCGTCGATGAAATCGGCCTGATGACAGGGCGGGAGCTAAACCCAAAGGCAACCCGAGTCTACTGGAACAACACACTCAGCCGTCACGGGAGGAAGTCGCTTCTCTACAACGACCTGACCGCCGACCCGGCAGTTAACCAGATAGTCGATACGGCTATTCTGGAAGGGCTTGGGCTATTCGAGGCAGTGATCGTCGGCCCGGCGTTACTTTGGGAAGGAGATATGGAATGACCACGCAGGCAACACTGTTCGTACAGCTTTGGCAAGACGGGGAAGATGTCGCACAGGTGACGAATGAGCATCTGACGGCGGTTATGACCGGCCGCCGAGAAGACGACAAGACCGAATGGACTTGCTGGGTATTCAACGACCGCTCTGCAGTCATTACGATGGAAGGAACCGATTCCGACGGAACTCGGCATAGGGTAGTGCAGATCATGTATCCAGGCGGTGATGCACTGGCAGGAGAGGTTAAGTTATGATCCGACTACTGATCAAGGGCGGCATGTCGGTCGCCGAGGCCGAACTCGCGAAGCGAGGCATTCCGACCTACGATAAGACCTTCACCTCGCATTCCGACCTGGGCGGGCTGCAGACGCACACCTCGGTGCCGAGCATGTATCAGGCTAAAGTGACGAAGTGGTTCGGGGAGCCGGCCCAAGCGCCGTTCCCGAGCGGGACGCTCTTGCTGTTCACACTGAGCGTGGGCGGGGTAAGCGGCCGCCGGGTGGCCTAACCGAGCGTCCGCGCACGTTAAGTTGACCGTTTTCGATTAACTGGAGATAATCATGCGATACGAGGTTAAGGTACAGAGGACTGTGGTTAAGACCACGGTTGTGGATGTCGAGGCGAAGAATGAGGAGTCAGCCTCCGACAAGGCAACGATGATGGTCGAGAAGACTCCTGACGCTTGCGAATGGGAACTGGAATCCGACGATCTGGATGTGATCGAGGTGAGTGAGCTGGACAACGAGCCAGACGAAGACGACGAAGACTGAGATCCCACCCCCGAGCGTCCTCGCGCGTTAAGCTGAGGACGCTCTTAGGTGTGATTTAAGATAAACGAACGGAGGAACGAACGTGACCAAACGAGACATCAAGACGCTTCTGGCGGCGAGCCAGATCGTTAACGAGATGAACAAGTACGGGAGTCCCTGGCTGAGCCAAATCGCCGGCGGGCTGGCCGATATTGCAGCGTCGGCGATTACGCTAGAGCGGGTGATGGCGAAGCCGAAGGAGCAGACTGTGGAGAAAAACATGAGTGACGATATGGCAGCAAAAATGGATGACCAGATTGAGGGCGCGCTTTGTGAGAACGAGCGCCTTCTCAACGAAATCGATCATCTACGCAAGATTGCCGCCAAGGCCGACTGCCAGGACGAGAATTGTGTCCTGTTCGGGCTGGTGCATACGCATGTTTACCTCGAACAGGCCGAGCGTACTGAGGAACAGTACCTCGGTGATGGAGTCTATGCCAGCTTCGACGGCTACCAGATCTGGCTCGCAGCGAACGATCATACGAATCAAGTGATTGCGATCGAGCCGCAGGTCTGGGCGCAGCTGGTCAAGTATGCCTCCCGCGTCTGGGGCCAAAGACAAGCCCCTAACCTTCCGGCCGCCTCGGCCATTGCCTGTAACGACGGCGAGGAGCCGATCCGTTTCGACCAGGATGGTGGCAGGGATGAACCGCCTGACCCAGACGGCGAAGAGTTTCGCGGAGGCGAGGCAGCAGCGTATAACGCGCAAGAACAGGACCGCATTCAAAGGGAGCTGAAGCGATGAAGATCTTAATCGAGACGATTCCGCACTCCGAGCAACGGTACCCGACGGTCGGGGACTGGTTCTGGAAGTCATCGCGAACCAAGGACTTCGACGACAAGGGTAAAGGTCCAGATTGGCACAAGAAGGACACGCTCGTGATTCGCGTCTCCTCCATGTCCGACTGGCGTTACGAAGCCCTCGTCGGCCTCCACGAAGCGGTCGAGGCCCTGTTGTGCAAGCACGCAGGAGTGAGCGAAGCCATCGTCGATGCGTTCGACCTTAACTTCAAGGGCGAGGGCGAACCGGGGGACGACATCGGAGCCCCTTATCACCGGCAGCACGACATCGCCACGAGTGTCGAGGTGTTCCTCGCGCAGAATCTGGGCGTTAACTGGCTCCATTACGAACAGGAGGTCGACTCCCTATGAAACCAACCATCAAGCACGCTTACGCGACAAGTCGCTTCAGCGGCCATTCGCCGGCGGCCGCCGCTTGGTTTAGTTTACGGTGGTACTTCGCGGAGCGATTGAGGATTCGTAAACTGCGCGCGTTCTTGAACAAGTACGGGTGAGTTAGCGATTAACCCCCTCATTACTCCGTTGACATGCGCGTTCGCGTATGATAATGTGTGACCTGTTCATCGTGGTTAATGCCCCGCCGCCACGCAAAACACTGACGGGCAAGTTAGCGATTAGGAGCATGTAACATGTCAGCAGAAGCAGCAGAAGTCGGTCAGGCGGTTGCCGCCAAGCGACCGAAGACTGAGTACGAGAAGGTCAAGATGTCCGACGGCCGGGAGGTCGAGTTCCCGAAGAATCGCAAGCTCCAGAAGACGAGCTTGATTACTGGGGTCGACGGCCATACTGGCCCGACAGCAGTGCGTCTGGATTACGCCAACGGGGAGACCCGGACGGTGGTGATCCCAGGCGCGGACACCGTAAGCGAGATGATTTCGACGTTGGAGTTGCAGCCGGCTGAGTTGTCGAAGGTGCAGTTCCTCTTGAAATCAGCCGCCCACGGGATGGAGCAGAAGCTCGGCGACGAGATGGCCTATCAGCCGAAGAAGGACGAGCCCGAACCGACACTCGAGGATAAGATCGAGTGGGTTGATGAGCTGATCGGAAGGCTCGGTTCCTTGGAGTGGACGGTCGCCCGAGAGGGCGGTGGTGGTGGACTGGCTGGTGCCAGCACCCTCATCCAGGCCCTGTGCGAACTGTCGGGCAAGACGAAGGAAGAGATCCGAGACTTCCTCAAGACGGCCGGCAAGGACGCCGAGGGCAAGGCGGCTCCCCTCAGTCGGGAGGAGCGCGCTGCGATTCGCCGGTCGAAGGCGGTCAAGGCCAAGATCGACGAGATCGAGGCTGCGCAGGCCAAGGCCAAGGGTATCGACGTCACGTCGAACCTGGGCAGCTTGGGCATCCCCGCCTAGTCGGTAGACACTACCAGGACCCCCTGGGCCGTTCCTCCACAGACGCCCTGGAAAGTGGGCAAACGCCGGCAGCAATGTCGGCGTTTGTTTTTGTCCGGCGGCCGGCAGTAATGCACATGGCATCAATACTTAGTGGACAATGGCCGGTGAATATGATATTGTGTCATCCGTTGTAACCTAATATCGTTTCGCATTTGGAGGAACCAGAATGCTCGATCTAAACGCACTAGCTGCGCAAGTTCGCGTCGAAGCGCGAATTCGGACGCAAGCACAGTCAATCACAGCTCGATTGGCCCAACGCCAAACGGCCGAACAAATTGCCGACGCAGCCGCAAGGGAACTCGCCAAGCGAGAGTCGTTGGCCAGGGCACTCAGTTCCGAGTCCTTGGACGCCACTCGGTTCCGCTGGCTCGGCTCCCACAGTACCCGGGCGTGCGAACTCTGTGGCCAGTCCACCGACGAGATGCGTCGGACGCTCGACGGCTGGATCAGCGCCGAAGCAAAACGCCGACTGGTCGAGATGCGAAAGGACTTCGCTGAGCGGACCGGGCGCCAACTGCCGAACTTGGAGTTCGACCGGGCATGACTTACTGTCAGCCCCATAACTGGTCCGAATGGACCTGGACAATGACTTTGTGTATGTACAAGCGTCAATGCTCAGTATGCAAAGTCTGGGAATACAGGCGAACTCGCTAATGCCCCGTCCCAGATCCATCATTCCCCGCCGCCAGTACAACGTGAAGATCCCCGACGATCTCTACGCCCGAGTCCTGGCCCACTTATGGTCGCCCGCAGAGAACTGCGTCCCTTACGGCGCATTCAGCGAGTTCGTAAACGACTGCATTCGCGACAAATTCCGCCGAATCGACGAGGTAAAGACCGATGTTATCCCCTGAAGACCTATCCACGATGCAACTGCTCCGCAGCCGCATCCTAATGAACGAACAGATCCCGCCGGAGGAACTTGGAGCGGCCCTGCGACTGATGCGCGCGGACCGGCTAAGCGCCGCAACTCGGGCCAAGACGACCAAGTCCCGCAGCGCGGGTAAGGCCAAGGCTCCCGCCCAGGCGGCCGGGGCGTTGCTCGGCCAGTTGGGAATCCCTGGGGTATGATCCCAGTCCAATTTCCCGAGGCCAATGGCGTCTTGGCAATGGGCCAGGACGAGTACGAGCCTCTACCCTTTTACAAGACCGCCGACGGTCGGACGATTTGCTGCTTTCGCTTATCTCCAGCGGAGCTGGAGGAAATCGCCCGTACCCGAACGCTCTGGATTATGCAGTTGACCTTCAACCAGCCATTCCAGCCAATTGGCCTATCTACCCAGCGGCCGTTTGAGTGATGTACGAGCCCATCTTCAACCTCGAATGCGTCGAATGCGATTCCGAACCTGTCGTCGGCATCCGAGACGACGAAGGTTCGCTCCGCTGCACGCACCTTTGCGGCAGCTGTTTTTTCAGTGACCGCAGCATGAACGACTGGGACCTCTGGAACGAACCTCAGGAGTCTACAGAGTGACCGACGAAGAGGCCAACTATACCAAGGTCGCCGACGGAGTCGACGCACTAATGGCCAAGATCTACCCAGGGAGTAAGTTCCTCGTCGTCACCGTCTGGGTCTGCGAAGCAGAGGCCTGGGTCCACGTCGCCTCGAATAGCAAGATGATGGCGCTGAAGTTACTAACCGACGCCAAGGATTGCATCGAAGGTAACATCGGCTACGCACCTATAAGGAGCCTGGATTCATAAACTGATAACTCCTAAGAGACGGGCCTGGCTCTCAGTCCCAATGAGTTGCGACCTGGGCGTAATGTGCGAGTTGGCCCAGGCACGTGTGGTGGACAAGCCATAATTAGGCCCGTCTCTTAGTAGTTAACAGCAGTAAGGAGGACGACGATGGACGTTAAGCGACTTAACATCTTCGCAACCGAAGATGAGATCAAGTATATAAAGCATTGCCAGTCAATGCCTATCATGGCATTCACAAACCCAGGACCACCAGGGCCAGGGGTATCGCCAGTTATTCCCCTGAGCGAAGCCCCGATTAAGGCAGTTCACCGAGCAGCTCTCGCCCACGGTCTGCCGGAGATCCCTGGTTACTACGGTATCGACTTGACGAATGGTGAATTCGTGACTGTCGAAGGAGCAGAATGATGTTTCCAGAAGTCATAGATAGCTCCATGATGGCCTCCTTCAAGGAGTGCCCGGCGAAGTTCAAGTTACAATACATCGAGGAGTGGAAACCCCGGGGCATCTCGACTCACCTCCACGCGGGTGGAGCGTTCGCCCACGGCCTGGAAGCCTCTCGTCGGGCGTTCTACGAACAGGACGTCAGTAGCGACGACGCTCAGGCCATTGGAATCGACGCCCTGTTGCGCTTCTACGGCGATCACCGGCCGCCGGACTTCGGCACCGCCGCGAACAAGTCCGCGATCCGAATGGCCGGCGCGCTGGAGTTTTATTTTGCTAACTACCCACTGAATCACGACAGCGCCTACCCTGTCATCATGCCTGGAGGCAAGCGTGGAATCGAATTCAACTACACTTATCCCTTGGGGATTGACCATCCAGAGACAGGACAACCAATCCTGTACACAGGACGATCTGATGGGATATTCCAGTTCTCTGGCGGAACCTACATATTCGACGACAAGACTGCCAGCCAACTCGGACCAACTTGGGCAAAGCAATGGAAGTTACGAGCACAGTTTTCAGGGTACTGCTGGCTCGCACAGAAATGCGGAATCAAGGTTGATGGTGTTGTTGTGCGCGGTGTGTCGATACTGAAGAACTCCTACGGCACGGCCGAGGACATTTCGTTCCGAGGCGAGTACATGCTCACCACGTGGGAGGCCGAGTTATTGACCTGGATCGCGATGATGAAGGAATGCTACCGAACCGGCCGCTGGGTTCATAACTTCGACCATGCCTGCAGTAACTACGGCGGCTGCGAATTCGACTCCATTTGCGACATGGAGGAGCCGAAGCCGTTCCTCGAACAGTCCCACGAGCGCCGACATTGGGACCCGATCACCAGAATTGAAACTAAATTGTGAGGAACTGCCATGTATACACTAACTGTAGCAATGTACAAGTGGACCGAACACCCTGACTGGACGCCCGACTTACACGTGATGTCGTTCCAGGACGACGGGACCGAGAACCTAATCAGCGAGCGCCATCGAGTCAGTGAGCCTATTACAGTCAATCTGCCAGAACGGTCGGCTCAAGAGTCCACATTAGACGCCTTGACTGTTATCGCTAAGCTAAAGAGCGAACAGGTAACCGAGCACGTCTCAAAGATGCAGGCTCTGAATGAAGCCGAGGCGAAGTATCTATGCCTGACGCACGAGGTGCCCAGTGAACAGGATATGGAAATTTAAGATCTTGGGGCCTGACAACCAATTCGACGGTCCAGCCGGCGCTCGGGCCGTCACGGCCGTGATCGAGCCGGACGGACAGCCTGTCTTATACCTCATGTGCCCAGACGGGACGTCGAAGGTTAAGTACAACGTCAGGCTATTCAGTACCGCCCAGCCAATCCCCGAAGGCTCGGGCGAGTACGTGGCGACTTTGCGAATCCCTACCCCGGAAGTCGACCGCCGAGGCACATTCGTAATGCACGTTTTCTGGCAACAGACGCCAATTGCCCTTGCGAACTAACCACTCAATCAAGGAGTAAAGCCATGACAGCCGATGCCGCACCGACCTATATGCTTCGATACCCTGGCGGCACCGAACAGCACGAATTCGTGCTCGCGGAGAATTACGACGCGATGAAGGCCGAACGGGATGCCGCGCGCGAGAGGATTCTCGGGTTGACAAATGAACTTGCGACAGCTAACGACGGGCTGAATGTGTGGAAGACCGAGGCAGAGCGCTTATGCAAGGATGCTGCATGGTTCCGATGGATGATGGCCGACGCCGACCGTTGTGCCAGCATTGTGGGCGATGCCTACAACGGCTGGGATACGGACTTGTCTTGGGAAGACGCGGTGAAACGCGAGATTGACGATTTCATCGCAGCATGTACGACCTGCGGTGGCACTGGCGAGATTGACGAGACCCTCGGCGGCATAGCCACATCAAATCCGCATGCGCCGTGTCCGGATTGTGCAGGAGCCAAGCATGGCGACGTGTAACGGCTGTGGGGGCGTCGTCGGCCGCGATTGCTGGAACCCGGTTGAGTGCGAGCAAATTGCCAATCAGATGGAGCAGAACAAGCATTATAGCCTAGAGCAGCGCGTTCAGTCGTTAGAGCAAGAGTTGGCGGAACTGCGGCGCTTGCTGCTGCCGTTGGAACGACACTCACCTCTCAATCAAGGTGGTAAGTCTGATGGATGAGACAGTGCACAGCACCGAGGTCTCGCGGCTCCGGGATGCGCTCCAATTGATCGCGGATGGGGTCATGTGCGAGGAACTGTTTCCGGGAGTCACAGACGATTACCACGTTAAGGCATTGACCGCCCAGACAATCGCCTTGGCCGCATTGGCCCACGAGACAGGGCCAAAGCTTTGATCCACCTCCGCCTACCGACCGAGCACTCCTTCCTCTGGGTCTGCCCACAGTGTTCCACCACCTGGGCAGTCCTGGACTCATCCTTCGGCGGCAAGGCGCATTTCTTCCTACACGCCGAGTGCGAGTCCTGTGGCGGCGGAATCCTAACTTGCGACTTCTGGCTCGACCAGAACCCGCTCGACGACACCCTTAGCAACATCCTAGCAGTCCTCCCCTACGACATGCTCGTCCGGGAGGTTCGTTTATACTTGGAGGAACTCTTTGATGAACGTACAGGCCATCCCTTCGTCCAGCAGCCTCTCAACGCAGGCATCTGGAACGACGACCTCCCCCGCACCAGCGGATTCCTCAATTCTCAAGGGAGTGAAAGTACTCCTTGAAGGCCCAGCCGGCACGGGGAAGACCCACGCCCTTGGCACCCTGGTGGACACAGGTCTCGAGGTATTCTACCTATCGATCGATTCTGGCAGAGAATCGCTGGTCGGCTATTACACCGATCGACAGAAACCCGTACCGGCTAATTTGCACTGGCACGACATCGAGACCGCCGACTGGTCGTTCGAGACGATGATCGCAGCAGCGAACAACACGCTCAACCTCACCTACGAGTCCCTGACCAAGGTCTCCGACCCGTACAAGTCCCAGTACAACCAGTACGTAAAGATGCTAACCGCGTTGCACGACTTCCCTGCCGACGACTTAGGCGGGAAGAAGTTCGGCGATGCAAGCACTTGGGGAACGAATCGAGTATTAGTGATTGATAGCCTGTCGGGCGTCAATACCTGCGTCATGTCAATGGTAGTTGGGACTAAGCCCGTCGTTAGCCCCGGTGAATGGCAAATCGGGATGCAGCATATCGAGAAGCTTGTCAAGAAGTTCATGTCGATGCGCTGCCATATGGTCTTAATCGGCCATGTTGAGCGAGAAATCGACGAAGTGGAAGGCGGGACGAAGATCACTGTCAGCACCCTTGGCAAGAAGCTCGCACCGAAGCTACCGAGCCTGTTCGGCGATGTCATAATGGCACAGCGAAAAGGTGCTACTTGGATGTGGTCTACAGCGAATTCGCAGTCGGATCTCAAAACGCGAAACCTGCCCGTCGCCGAGGGCATCAAGCCCGACTTCGGGCAGATCATCAGCAAGTGGGAATCCCGAGGTGGAAGGAGAACCCCATGACTGAGCTTCATTACGCCTCCGCAATGTTCGATATGCTTGACCGTGATGATCAAAGCGTTAAGAAGTTCATAGCATACCCCATTACTAAGGTAGTTCTCAGGTCCATTCAGAGTACGACTAATCCTGAAGGGCATCCAATGAAAACTTTTATCGTAAATGATAAAGATGAATGGGAGCAAGTGTCGTGAAGTTTAATCTCGGCGATCTGGTTTGGATACGCTCACTAGGCCCCCCAGAAGACGACCCAGCAGCCGGCGAGTACCCTGGCTGCATAATAGGGCCTGCCGAATTATGGCAGATAAAGCCTGGCTTTACAGGTTATCGCTGTGAGGTCCCTTTCGATACTAAAGTCTGGATCGTGGCTGGACAGCGTCTCCGCCCCCGTAGGGACGACTACCAGCAGCACGAACCTCGAATGACCTGGGAAGATATCAAGATCTTAGCCACAACTCCAGGGCTAGTTGAGGAACCGAGATGACCTCCCCTCGTTTCGACTACCGAGCAATCAACTACTGGCGGCGCATCATGCGACCCAGTCCCGAGCAACAGGACGCCAGTCGTCCTTCGCGTCTGCGAGAAGTCCTTCGCGGTCTTTACAACTTGGCACATGGTACATTACAAGGATCAAGGAAACATGGAAACTAACACAGGTGGCTTTAACCCGGAACTGTTCCTGGATATGCCCACTGACAAGGCGGCCGTCCGCCGTCCGCCCGTCGCTTCGGGCCTCTCGTTCCTCGGAACAATCGGTGAGCCGAAGGCTCGGGTCGTCCAGGGCAAGCAGGATGCGTCGAAGACCTACGTCTTCTGCGACATTCCAATTACCCTGGACCTGTCCACAAGCCCGTCGGAAGTCCATCGTATCGGCATCGACAAGGTCACCCTCCGCCACGGTATCAGCCTCGACATTGGTGACGACGGCCAGCTCGACTGGTCGACCGGCCGCAATCGGGGTCTCGCTCAGTACCGGGAGGCCCTTGGCCTGAACGACGACGGGCGAACTTTTACCCCTCGTATGCTGCAGGGGCGAATCGTCCGGGCGAAAGTCAAGCATCGTACCAACGAAGGCGAAATTTATGATGACATCGACTCGGTAGCGAAGCCGTAATGGCCAAGGGTCCACTCCCGGACTACCGTCTGTCGGCTCTCAACAAGTCGACCGACGAGACTCGGAACATCGGGGCGGCCTGGAATAAACCCCACGGGCGCATCAGCATCAAGCTCGATGCGTTCACGGTCTTGCAGTCCAGCCCCGACCTAATCATCACTCTCTTCCCAGCTAACGAGCGGGATAAGAAGCGAATGACCGAGGAACCTGTCCGGGAAGAGCCGTTCTAAGCGAATCGACGGCAGGGAATTGGCCCTGCCGTCTTTTGGGGGAACAAGGTTGAAAAAGTGTTACCATTGCAAACGCATAATCTGGCCGTGGCAGGCTCGTTCGTACAGCACGATACCAGAGCACAAACGGTGCGCTGTATTAGCGTTCATCCATGATGCTTACAGAGATCTCCCTATTACACAGGCAAGTAACCAAATTGCCCTGTACAGGGAGAGCCAAAAGTGAAAGTCCATCTGATCGACTTCGAAGAACTCCACATCGAGGAGGGCCGGCAACGAAAGGACATCTCCGCTGAGGCGATCCTCGAACTGGCCGGCAGCATAACCCACAACGGCCTGATCCACGCTTGTGTAGTCCGCCTTGACGACGAAAACCGAACTGTCCTCGTCGCAGGCGAACGTCGTGTAAAAGCGATGGAATACATCTGGAATTTCGGCCAGTCGGTTCGCTATGGCGAATACGATATACCTGCTTATAAGATCCCGTGTAACTACCTCGGCGAGATCGACCCGATAGCGGCGTTCGAGATTGAGCTTGAGGAAAATATTCGACGTAAGGATATAAGTTGGCAGGAGAGAGCCCAAGCGGTCGCTCGCCTGGCCAAACTTAAATCTGAACTTGAAGGGGAAGAGCCCTCACCGGCGAGGCTCGCCGAGACCCTAGGGCTGTCCGTCAGTGGTGGCGGTGGGGGCACCCCTGCCCAAGACGTCCGACAGGACCTCATCCTCGCTCGCCATATGGCCGACCCGGATATCGCGAAGGCGGCTAGCCGGTCGGATGCGTTTAAGATCCTCAAGCGCAAGGAAGAAGTAACCCAGAACGCCGCCCTCGGCGCAGCGATCAGCACTCAGACCCTCGCCAACGAGCATAAGCTCCTAAAGGGGAACTGTCTTGAAATCCTACCTACCCTCCCTGATGCTAGCTTCGACGTTATCCTTAGTGATCCTCCTTATGGCATGGAAGCCCAGGACTTCGGGGATTCCGGCGGAACGGGTGGTGCAGTGGGCGGGCACTTCTACGACGACACCCACGACAACTGGATCCGTCTCATGTCTGGCTTGGCAGCAGCGATCGACCGACTCGCCAAGCCTCAAGCGCACTTATACCTGTTCTGTGACATCGACAGATTTGCGGCGCTGCGAGATTTCATCGGCGCCAGTGGCGTGTGGAAGTGCTTCCGCACCCCGCTGATTTGGTTCAACCCAGGAGGTTCTCGTGCACCTTGGCCACAAAACGGACCCCAACGTAAGTCGCAGTATATACTCTATGCTGTCCGGGGTTCAAAGCCTGTTATTAGTATGCTTGGCGACGTCCTTACTCACGGAAGCGATTCTAACCTTGGACACCACGCACAGAAGCCTGTATCGTTATATAACGATTTGCTTCGCCGTAGCGTGCGCCCTGGAGATTCCGTGCTGGATCCTTTTTGCGGGACTGGTACGATCTTCCCGGCCGCCCACGCGCTGAAATGCAAAGCAACGGCAATCGAAATGGACGACATGGCCCTTGGAATAGCAGCCGCCCGGCTGAAGGAACTAAAGTGACCCCCGACAATAAACTCGCCGCGCTGGAACGCGCCTTCGAAGCCCGCATGATCGACCTTATGAAGGCAACCGATGGGGCTGGTCTCAAGATCATGCTTACACCTCACAGACCAATAACACCAGGAGTTAACCCATTAACTGTCCCAGGCAGCGGCATACCAATGCCAGAGGACTTTGTTAAGCAGATCAACACACTGATGTGTAAAGTCGGCGACGTTCATATAGCGTATCGTGGAGAGGAAGCTCTCGCCCGCAACATCGGCCTATTAGCCGCCGCTTGGGAAGCCGCCGTACGGTACTGGGACTTTAAGAAGGAGGTAGCAAAGTGACAACCGCCGACCCAATCAACCCTGCCCATTACAAAGCCCACCCCTCTGGAATCGAGTGCATCGAAGTAACTCGGCACTTCAACTTCAACCTCGGCAACGCCATCAAGTACATCTGGCGAAGCGGCCATAAGGCCAATACCCTGCAGGACCTCAAAAAAGCCCAGTGGTATATTGAAGATGAAATCAAACGCCTGGAGAGCCGCTAAGATGGCTAACTCATTCGACTCGGCCGGCAACCAGCACTTCACCCGTTATGGCGAGTGGGAAGTTGCTTGTCGGAAGCGCGGCTTACAAGGCCCCGTCGATAGCGACTCCGGTAAGCACTTCCTCAACTCGTTCGGCGAGGTCAAGGGCACGTGGAACTCGGTCGGCGGGACAAGTACAGGGGTATTACTTAAATGAGCCAAATAGACGAGTCCCGCTACATGCTCCATATGAACCCGTACCAAGGCAACACACTGAAAGCGCTGTTTGTCTGTTCGGGCGGAATCCTTCGATCGCCGACCGCCGCCCACTTCGCCCATAAGAAGCTTGGCTGGAATACTCGATCAGCCGGAATCTTAGTTGATGCAGTCCCACAAGTCACAGGAACATTACTTCGTTGGGCCGATCACATTTTTTGTTTGGAGCGTAAACATGAAAGCTGGATCGTCGAGCATGGAGGGGATCAGTATCTAAATAAGATAACTGTGCTCGATATACCAGATAACTTTAGGTATGGAGACGAAGAGCTACTTCGGTTGCTTGATACACATTCAGAACTGAAATGAGACCACCCGACTTAATCATCGGTACCAAGGATGACCACTACCTCTATCGTTGGCACCTGATCAAGACCCGCTGGCTAAAAATCTACCTACACAAAATCCTTCGGTCGGACGACGAGCGAGCCTTACACGACCACCCTTGGCATAACATATCAGTCATCCTAAAGGGTGGTTATAAAGAAATCCAAGGCATTCCCTGTGGTGAACGCTGGTACTACCGCCGACCAGGGAATGTAATATTCCGCCGAGCAACTCTACCACATCGATTGGTAGTCTTGAACAAAGAGCCTTGTTGGAGCCTATTTATAACCGGCCCGACTATTCGAGAGTGGGGGTTCCATTGCGCTCGTGGCTGGCAGCATCACGACAAGATGGTTGAATATAAAGACGGTTACTCTATGCCCAAGGGCGGCTGTCCGTGACCAAGGTCCTAATCGTAGGGGAGGCTCCGGGAGCTGATGAAGAAACATTACAAAGGCCCTTCGTCGGCGTCTCCGGTTGTGAACTCGCCCGCATGTGCGGCGAAGCCGGGTTCCGAACCGCCACGACCAGTTGGTCGCCCGCCCTTGGCAAGTACGCCGCCGACTGGTCGGCGTCCGAGTTCACACTTACAAACGTATGCCAGACGCGTCCGCCGGGCAACGATATTACAGCGTTCTTTGCTAAAGCCAAAAAGGATCGGACGACCTCCCACAAATTACTCCGAGACCGTTATGTTCTTCCTCCGATTAGAGAAGGATTCGCCCTTCTTGGCGAAACGATTACCCGCGAGTCGCCGAACCTTATTATTGCAACAGGCAATACGCCGATGTGGGCCCTTACAGGACGCTTTGGTATTACAAAATGGCGCGGCAGCCAATTGTACACCGACGGCCAATGCGGACCAGCCGGAAT